TTGAGATTTTGGTATTTTGTAATGAATGGACGTGAGGGGCGGCTCGTAAGGAGAGCAAACCGAGCCGTTGCTCCCCTCACTCCAATTGGGTCGTTAACGCTTAGGTAAGAGCGTTAATCATTCCACTGCCCTTCTGATTCATGTGCATCAATCCGTATTCCCCGACGACAAAATGTTTCTCGCAGTCGCCTGTTTTAGCAAACAGTGAGAGAACGGACGCAGGACGGCAGAACGCCACATTGACGGATCAAGCAGGAACGCATGGTCAGTCATCTGGTGGCGGTTAAGGACAGTCTTGTAAGTTCCAAATGGCCCAACGTAGACATCAACCGCTGCTGTAAGCGTTTTGTTGTCATCGTTGAACGTCCGGTTCCGACCGACGCTGGTGAAGTTTGACACAATGATTGCGTCTGCGGGCTTGATCATCAGATCGTTGGTCTGCACCTTCGTTGAAACACTTCTGCCCAAGTTGAGCAGCATTGTTTCTGTAAGTGCAGCTGTACCACCGGCTTCGGTAGTTGCAGCATCGATCAGCTGATCACAGCTGTCCATCTCACGGGCTACAGGTGTAGCTGAGTTGTTACCAGCTACCTGTGCGTTTGATGCGCCGATCATAGCGTGTTCTAAATCCCTTTTGATGGATTTTAGCGCACGACCAAGGGCGTATGCGGTGTCTTTTGCACGTCCGTATGTCGAAGTAACATCAGCCGTGGCGGCCACCTGGAAAGCCTCTGTCAGGATCTGAGTTGTCCCGCTGAGCATTGTTGTTGGGGTCAACGCATTGATTGTTGCGTCTGCACCTTCAACCTGTGCGTTGGACGCCGGGCTGCGAAGCGCATCAGATTGGTATTGATACACACGGTTGTGTACCTTCTGCGATTTCATCATCGAGAAGAATGGTGTGTCAAAGGGTGTAATATCGGTAATGATGTCCGAGACATCTTCTTTCTGGCCGATACTTTCGTATGAGGTAAATGTACTCATGGTATTGTATTCCTTCTTTTTTCGTTGGGATTATGCTTCCCAGCGTTTTAAGAAGACGTCAGCAATATCATCCATGTCACTCCCACCATTGGCGCGAAGTTTCGCCAGCTGCTTGTCCACGTCAGATCGTTTCTGATCTGCTTGGTTTGCCGGTGCCTTCTTAGATCGAAGAACCTTTTGCTTGGCTGCTGATTTCTTTTTCTTCACTGTGCTTACCTTCTTTGCTTCGTCATATAGTCGTGCCTTGTGGATTAGTAACACCACTGCCGGATCGACATATTGGTTCACGTCATTTTCGGGTAAGCCTTGGGCAATTGCGTAATGACGGATGTCATTGTAAAGCGCATTGCTCCAATCGGGGATTTGCTCTTGTAGGACTTTCACACATTCTACTGCTGCAGTTTTCTGCATCTCAGCTTGTTGTGCCTTCAGTCCACCGTAGTAGCTATCAGCTTCTTCGGTTAGGAATTGCAGGTTCTGGTAGGCGTCCTGAGCTTCTTTGCGAAGCGCAGCAAAGTCTTCCGTAGACATTTCCTTGGCCGCCACAAGCATATCGATTTTCTGATACGGCTCGTAGCGTTCTTGAGCTTGTTGGACCAGTTTATCAAAGACAACCTGGCTTTTTGATATTGCGTCTTCAGCTTCTTTACGCTGCGTAGCAACTTCTTGAGACTTTCGAGTAAGGCTTTTGTCCATCCCATAAAGACGTTTGAGATCACGAATTGATGTCTGATGTGCTTTACCATCGACCATGATTTCGACTTCAGTGTCGTCAGAGAGTTCAACAGCATCGCTGTCATCGTCTTCATCAGTCTCTTCATCGACTTCAGTGTCTTGGTCAGCATCCTCTTCAGAGTCGCTTTCATCATCGTCAGTATCTTCATCGGTGGTTTCTTCCTCATCATTCTCCAGATCATCGTCTGTCGTCTCTTCTAATTCATCGATGGCTGGAGTTGCCTCTGGTGTGTCTTCAGATAGCTTTTCAGCGTCTGCCCAACGCGCCAGAGATGGCGTCTTCCCAGTTACCGTCGTTCGAGTTCCTGAGAGTGCCCTCTTTCTGCGTGAGGTGTTTCATCTTGGACGTCGTTCATGATGGTCCTCACTCTTCTCCTCTCTGATTGTTGTCATCGTTTGCGGCTTCACTGGCTGATCGATCTCTGTCTTCGACTTGGACACGCTGTTGTCAGTGTCCCGAAACGATATCGACCAGTGCGCGATAATGTTGATGTGCCTTTTCCCGGGCGTCGCTTTCCTCTGGTTTTGAGTTAGCGAACGCCTGGAAAGTGGCATCAACGAGTTGGTTTACGGTCGAGTTAAAGGCTTCTGCAGCGAGTAGTTTTTCCGCTGCAATGCCCTGCTCGACCAACTTCATTTGTTGGTCTTCCATCTATTTTCTCCTTGGGGAAAGTTAACCCGTGGGACTTGCGATCCCACGGACTTCAGTTGAATTGCGCTTGAGGATCTCGAGTTCGCCCTCATCGATGCGCTTCTTGAACTCAAACTGAGCTTCTTTCAGATCCATGTTGTCGGACTGAAGTGCGTGTGAAGCTGCTGACTTCTCACGGTCCAGCTCAATCTTTCGCTGCTGCCAGCTGTGCGTCTGTCTGAGCTTTCATCTCAGCAACTGCAATCTGACGTTCCTGCAGCTCCATCTGCTTCTGAGCCATCTGTGCTTGCATCTCTGCAGCTGGGTCAGGCTGAGGCGGCTGGAGTTGTTCTGGTGGTGTCAGATATTCCTCGACATTCAGGATGCCCTGCTGCTCGAGGATGCTTTTGAGCATCGCATATCTGTTTTCCAGGCCGTACATCGGCTGGATGGTCGGGTCCTGGCTGAACATACTGTGGAGCGACAGCATCTTTTGTGCTTCGCGGTCCTGTTCGCCATAGCCGAGTTTCAGCTCGACCATCACGTCGCGCTTGTCTGTCCAGGATCTTGGGTCGACCTGGACGTAAGCACCGGCCAGCTCCACGATACGCTCTTGGTCTTCGTTCTCGACGACCAGGCGGTAGATTTCGTGGAATAGCGGTTTCACAAACTGATTAGCAAAGTTACGAGCGATGATCTTCTGGCGCTGCTGGGACATTGTTGCCAGCTGCTCGACCATAGCTGCGCTGTTCTGCTTACTGATGGCGTCCTTGTTCAGACCCTGGGACAGTCGGCTGACGCCGGTATTATCCTCGAGGTCCTGGTCCAGCTGCGTCAGCGTCTGGAACACGAATGGGTTCAACGGCGCTTGTGGCATTGGCGATATGGCGTCCGGACGTGAAACATTGACCAGGCCGCCTACCCGATTGTCGATTAGCTCGCGTGGGTTTGTAAGACCACCTTTGACCACCATGTATCTCGGGTTGTTTGTGATCATGGCGTGATCGAGGATTGAGCGAGTTAAGACAGTTCGAGCGTTCTGTGTAGCGCACAGCTTCTCCGCAAAGTTGGAACCATAAAATGCGTGGGGTATCGGTAGCGGGCAGAATGTGATGAAAGGCCGCCTTTGGACTTCCTCAACATCAAGCAGCACGTTACCGGCCTTGATGACCTTGTGTAGGGTCGCCATGCCCGTGCCTTCGACATCGAGCATGATGTAGGCTTCGTAGCACATGATATACCGGACCTGGTCCTGGTATCCGTGGCTGCTGAAAGCCTCTATTCTCATTTCACACCGTCGTGACGAGCCAGGATCTCTGGATCTGTCTCGAACTCGATGTCTTCTGAGCTGCCGATATCCTCGAGGTTTGCATCTGGGAACATCTCCCGCAGCTCGGTCATGGTCTTGCGGGTTCTGTGTGCGCAGAAGTTGCTGTCAGGCAAACTCTTGCATTGCGCCTCTACGATGAACTCTTCTGGCGGGATAGTCTCAACCATCACCTGGGACGTGTCCCTGGCGATGCCGATCGTACCGGACACCATGCCGAGATCATCTGTCTCACTGTCGATCAGCTCGACATCATCCTGTGCCAGGAGCATGTCCAGCTCGTCCTGGGTGATGTTCTCAAATTCCTCGAGGTCAGTGGCTTCGCTTTGCTGCCAGAAAACCTTGGCTACGCCCACCCTGGCCATCAGGCCGTCGTGGATTACCTGGCTGAATACGTCGAAGCCGTCATTCTGACGGAACAGGACATAGTCGGTGTAGGAAGAACATACAGCTGCTGTCTGCACGTCCTCTGGACCTTGTGGTGCGAATTTGACGATGCGGTTACCCGCAGCAAAGGTTTCCAGGAGGGCAGCTTGCATAGACTGGACGGCGTTATACACGTCCTGGCTCACATACTTGCTGTTTCCATCGTGCGCCGGTCTCGGCAGCTTGGCCTGGTAGTATTCCTGGACCTTTTTGCGTTCCCTGGACAGCTGACTGTCGTAATAGCCAACCGAGGTTTTGATATTATCCTCGACGAGCTTCACGATCTCGCTGTCGTCGAGCTTTCGATAATCTGTTTTCATTCGGTTATACCATTTCAATGTAGAGGTCAGCTGGGACATCGACCGGCTCCCAAGCCCCTTCATGGACGTGGTTTGCTAGTGCGAGTGACATGACGCAGTCGTCGAAGCAGCTGGCTTCGGCTTCCATCGCTCCACTTTCGGTAACGATGTAGGTCAACATCTCTCGGATGGTCGTGCGGTCATTGAGTTCGAGTTCGCCCTCGCGCATCGAGGCGCGTAACTGGTCTATTACCAGGGGCTTTGTTTTGGCTGTCGTTGTGAAGCCAAGTTTGACTGTTTCTCGATCAGTCAGCTTGTCGATTTGGACTTCGGTGTAGAAGTTTGGGTAAGCCATATCCTTACCGAGCCTGGTGCAGGTCAGTATTCCGTGGCTGTTGTTTTCCACGATGATGAAGGCTTCGTTGTAATATTCGCCGAGTGCATACAGGATTTCCGCGAAATAATCGGGGTGAACCTGTCCTCGCCAAGTGGCAACTTGCCTTTTCTTCGAGTCCAGAACCTGGGCAACTGACCAGTCTCCATTTCGCACACCCATAGCAACGTCTGCCCCAATGACATAGCGTTCTCCTGGGTCGTGATTGATGTAGGTTGTCAGCTCCCCTCGCCGGTTATGCACAAACTCGTCGGCCTCGAGGGCCAGGCGTTCCTGTACATCCCTAGCTTCTGTCAGGCACTCCTGCAGCTGCTCGGGGTTGAATACGGGTCGACCGGTGGTCAGGAAGGCTTCTTCTGGCTCTGCAGGGTACTCTTGTCGCCATAGATCGACACCATTCTGGGCAATCTTTCGACGACGGAACATCAGCTGCTCATCATCCAGGTCGTATTTCTCGACCAGCTCATCTTCTTCTGGTGTTCGTTCGAAATTAGCCGGTACTGGCTCCCTGTAGTCGCTGTCGGTGAACCAGGGTATGAACACTGGCACATAGCCGTTACGGCCCTCCACTGCCCCTTTCCAGAGGTCGTAAAAGGCTCCTGTGACACCGTTGGCGGTGCTTTCGACGAATACAGCTGTGCCTGGCGTGTTTGGCACTGCCTGGGTGAGGCCGTTCCATATCTCGAGTGCCGTGCTTTTCGGCCAGAACGCTAGCTCCGACGCATGGACGTGAGTGAGCGTTTCACCTCGGCCAACGCTGTCGCCACCCGCTGTCGCAACGACGAAACTTGAGTCAAGAACATCGAAAGACAACTCTCGTCGGCTGCTGTACTTGGTGTGCGGCCTAAGTATCTCGGGACAGTTTTCATGATACCTCTTTGTCATATCAAAAAGCGCACGGGTGCTATCGGCGTGGTGTGTAATGACCATCGCCTTCTTGGCTTTTTGTTGGGAAACGGAGTGGTAAAGATAGCCACCAGTGTAGGTGGACAATCCTTGCTGACGAGCTTTGAGGATAATGACACGAACCTTGCCCTCGGCCTCAATTTGCTTCGTCACTGCATCATGCAGGATTTGCTGCGCTGCGTTGAGTTTCAGCGGCGCAATCTCACCTGCCTTGGTGCGGATCTTTAATGCGGATTTACTGTAGAAAGCGAAGTCATCGTACAGGCGTTTTCTAACCTGCTGTAGTTTCGGGTCCATCGTCATTTACCAATAAGCTGCTTAGGAACTCTTCGGCCTTGCCGATAGTCACTTCCTGTTTTGCCGCTGGGCGGGATTTCGTAAAATCTAACACCAATCTAGCTGCTGCTAGGCGTTCCCTGGTCTCGCCTGGGACACGCATGACCTCGACCGCAGTGGTCAAAGCCTCTTTGGCGTAGTCGTCTTGGATGTCGTATTTTTCAGTCATGATTTTCACCAGTTGTTGTGCTTCCTTTTTTGCCTCAGCCCTAATGGGTTCGATCTGAGACTTTCTGTATCCGTCAGGTGTGCCTTTTGGGCGACCTGGGTTCTTGCGTGGTTTGGTTGACCACTGTCGTCGTAATTCACGACCCTCCGGGGTTTCCATGAGGGTCGCGAAGTAATTTTTCTTTGGTGCTTTGTGTGGAGCCTTGCCTTGACCTTTGGTCGAAGGCGATTTGGCCCTCGCTTTACGCTGGGTCACGCTGATAACGCTCCTTGTCCTAGAGTAAGTGCGCCTTGCTTTTCTTCTTCTTCGCCTTCAGCAACCAGCATATTTGCCATGATGGCAGCTAGTAAGGCTGCAAGAGGCATACTGTAGAGGGTGAAAACATCACCCCCATTAAGCACCTCACGAAGCAGCTTTGCTGTCTTCGGCATCTGCTGTTTGGTCATTTTAGGGTCAAAGAAGTAAGCTGCGACTGGATCAGCCGACATTTCATGAGGGGTTTGAAGGTAGTTTTCTTCAAAGTCGATCAAAGCCAGCTCATTCATTTGCGCCAGGTCATTACGCCCCGCTGCTTGCTGTCTGGTGATCGCTGCACCCATTTCATCGTAGGACGGGCGTACTTTTTCACTTGTGCCATCTGGCATCGTGAGTGCGCCGGTTCTCTGGAAACGGATGATCTCATCGATGATGTCTTGGGCATCCTGTTGAGTATAGCCCTTGCGACCATCTTTACCGGTGACAGCAAAATCCATCATTGAAGCAAGTATGTCTCGGAAAGTGCCTCTGTAGACGTTCCCTACCGCAATTGGTTTCCCATCAACGGGGCGTCTGTAGGTCATTTTGCGTGATGTAGGAGCACCTTCTGGTGTGCCGGGTAAGAACCTACCCTCAACGCCATGACCGATTTCGTGTAAACCAGCGAACAATGAACCTAATGGAGTAACTGTCTCATCCGGGTTTCGCTTGTTCTGATAAGGCTTTAAAACGCCAATCGTTTTGGCTACCACTTCACCGCTGATGCGGCTGCGGGTCATTTCTCTTGGGTCAGATGGACCTTGAGCTGCACCTACAGTGAAGCCCTTGCCCAAAGATTTTTTCCCGAAAACCTTGGCTAATTCACTTTTGTTTGTGACGAGATGAAACGCCAGATTTAAGGCTTTCGCCAGTTTTTGGGCTGTCTCAACATCTTTGATGCCGTTTTCGTATTGAGAACCGGGTTTACCGATCTCAAACATAACTTGAGCAAGCTGCTGTGTTTCGCGTACCTCTTCAGGCTGCGCTGGCCTTGATCCTACTGAAGGGCGGGTTTGATATTGTAATCCACTATCAGTTCTTCGCTGGCCGAAGTCGAGGGAGAGCTGTTTGCTTTGTTCAATTGACGCTGGTGCATCATTCGTTCCGCTTCCAGCTTGCCCTGAAGCAATTCTTGCGTCTCTATCCGCATATGCCACGGCTTCTGTTGCTCTGAAGGCTTCTGCGCCTTCGGAGAATTTTTCGTAGATGAGGTTCGCGCCGAGGTCATTGTATAACTCCTGTTCGTATGCCCAAAGTATAGCCTGTGCAGACTGTGGTGTCACCCCAAGGTTTTCACCTACTCTGGTAAACAAATCTTTCATTGTTGGGCGTTCTAATTCAGTTGGTGCATCGACCAATCCAGAGCCTTCCAGCTTTGGATCAGCTAACAAACCACCAGTGTGTCGTCTTACTGTTCTACTAGCCCACAAATCGACTGTGACTTCATGGATACCGTTAAGGTTCATGTAGAAAGGGCCAACTTTCGGTCCAAACAATTGGATGGCTGGAACAACAGCGTTTTTTCCGCCTTTGATCTTGCCTTGCGGCCCATAACCAGCCTCTTTACGCATTGCGTCAATTTCAGCTTTGGTTTTTGTGCTGTTAAGCCAGCTTATTGTCTCATTAAGGCCACGGGTGTTGAGCATATGGCGAAGAATGTAAAGTCCTGGCTCAATTGATCCAGCCTTCTGACCTAATAGTTTACCAGTGACTGGATTAACAAGGCGTTCTTCAAAGCGTTTCCGCTTGTCAGAGTAAATCTGCCCTATTTCACCTAACTCACCTGTTCTGTAGTAGTGCATGGCTAATGAGCCAGCATAACGCCAGTTAAGTTTTGGCTTTTGACCTACTGATGTGAGGGCAGCGAGTAGAAGAAACAGCTGCCTGTGATCAGGTGTCTTGTTGATTTCTGGTAACACTTCAGCAGTCGTTGCGATTGCCTCGCGAATGTCATTGTCATACCAATGCGCTGCATCAGGTGTTTTGTCTGACTGAAATTGCGCCTCTTTGGTCATTTCATCAGCGACGGTCTCAAAGTCACCAGCATCGTTGTAAGGGTCAAGGTCACGACCAAAACGCTGGTTCTGCTCATTCATCAATTCTTCACCGATTTCACGGTGCTTTCGTCTTGGTGGAGCAGTCTCAGGTGAGCGGAGGTCAACAAAATAGTTGATGTCTTCATCTTGGCTAGTGTCGAGGATGCCATCACGGTAAATGTTTGGACCGGATTTACGCCGTTTTGCCTGTGCTTGATCTTGCTGTTCCTGAACACGATCGACATATGGGCCGAGGTAAGCAGCTGCGCTAAGTTTGTCAGCGGCTTGATCTACTGCGTTATCAAGGATGTTATTTGCTGTCCGAACTGGGTCGCTGCCCAGATTGCCAGCCATGTTATCGAGAGCAGATGTGATGATGTCTTTGTCGTCCTGGTTTAAATCAGGATCGGTCTTAACATCCATCTTGATGCCATCGACAAACGTGCGGTTTGCTAGGATACCACGCTGGTAGCCAGGTGACTCGTAACCGACTGTGCCTCGCGCAGGTGCTACACCTGGAACGTATGCACCGGGCCGGGTTGAGTACTTGCCTGGATTACGTTCAACCTCACCGGCTACTGCCCTTGCTAACTCTGGAAGTGCATCAGCGTAGGTTCCATCGGTCAGCATTTTACGGTAGCTGGCGATTTCTGGTGCAAGCTGTGGAACTGTTCGCTCCAACTCAGCAAGCACTTCTTTGACGCCTTCCCGTGTAAGACCAGTCGCCTTAAACATCACCGCTTCTGGCGATTGCTGTTGGGCATCCGGGTCCATACCAGCTGGAGGGTTGTCTAGTTCGAGGTTTAGTTGGCGAAGTTCAGCTTCGCGCCGTTTCTGGGCTTCGTCCTGGTCGATATTCTGTTGACGTAAAGAAGGCAGATCAGGGTCAATAGAAACCCCACCACGGCCTTGGTTGTCGCGAACATATTTGGCAACACGGCTGCGCCGACCTGTTAAAGCATCGACTGCCCGGCCTGTTCCGACAGCTGCTATTTGTGCAGCTGGGATTGCTGGGTTCAATGTCGCACCAGCAGCTGTACCGATAAGCCTGGTTGGTAATTCGGCAGCTGAACGTGCAGTGTAGCCTACGTTCGAGCTAAATGGAGACAGCTGGTCAGTGATACGAGACAGGCCGCCAATGTAACCACTGTTGTGTAATCTGGTTAGTTCATTGCTTTCGCGAAATAGGCGAAGTAACTCTTGGCCTTCTTTTGTGTCGCCAACTAGACGCTCAGTGGCGTTATATTCTTGCTGACCAACAATACTCTTAGTTTTGCTTCTGGCTTCTCGCGTACCCGCTTCAGCTTCTACTTTGTCAGCTACGATTTCAGCTGGATCAAGACGGTCAACTTTCAATCGTTTCTTGAGATCAGCGATCTTTTGCTTCATCTCACTTGCGATCTGGACGTGAGCCAGGTCAACAGCTTGCCTTGCGCCTTCAGTAGATGTTTTGTCTAAATCCTTTGTATTAAGATTGTTTGCTTCAATGATGCCATTGAGTCGGTTTGAGAAGTCAGTTGCTGCATCAGGATCGGTTGGGGTGTCATTAGGGCCAATCGCATTTCCCACTGCTCCTGCAGTATCTAGCGTTGCCCTTGTGCCTCCACCCATTGATGTCCCAAGTACAAAGGAGTCAGTCAGACGGTCTTGAACCTCAGTACCGGTAAAGTCACCGCCCTGGGCCGCTGTACCTGTCATAACTACAGCGTCTTGTGCAGTTTCAGTAGCACCCTCAGCAAATCCAGCTTTGCTTACACGGCCAGTAAATGCTTTCGCTGCATCACCAAAACCCTTCTTGGTTAATTCTTCAGCAACTTCAGATGCTGACATTTTGGCAATTTTATCGACTGGGATAACCTTACCTGCACCAAACTTATCTAGGAAACCGACCAGTGCGCCAATCGATGTGGCGATCTTCGGGTCGTATGATCCAGTTTTCTCTTCTGTATCTAAAGCAGACTCACCTGCCCCCATTAGCATAGAGCCACCAGTTACAGCTGCTCCACCGCCAAAGGTTAACCAGGCTGGTGCGCCTAGAAAAGCTGCGGCTGCGACAGCCCCAGAACCAGCAATTGCTGCTCCACCTGTGGGTGCAGTTTCGAGTAGCTTCTCACCCAATGCAGGGAGGAATGTACCTTTTTCGTAATTTTCGCGAAGGCTACCAGCGTACTGAGGCTGATAACCACCTTGTGCAATGTCTCTGTCCTGGTTTGCAACTTGGCGTGTACCAAAGTTTTCTATGGCTTCTGATCCAACTAATCGACCACCGGCCTCGATGCCCTTACCAATCATCTTCTGCATATTATCGATGCCATATGCAAAAGCACCGTCGCGATCCTGGTTATTGTCTGCCACGCCTTGTGATCTGAGTTGCTTGTAGCTGTTCGCCACAGTCTCAAACTCAGGTGTGCCTTGCTTGTTTTGGTTCGCAACGAGCCAATCAGCGTAGGCTGAAAGCCTATCTGCCATGTTATGACCTCATGATTTTGGTGTTAGTTGATGCCTACAATCGCATCGGCTGCGGAAAGGTTTCCTGCTGCGGCTGGGGCGTTCAAGTTGCTCCCAGGCATTTGGTATGGGTGATTGCCCTCACCATGAATGACGTCGTTGTAGACTTTCTGGACCCTGCGGAGGTTGTATGACAATTCATTTGCATCTTGTGATTGCTCAAGTGAGCCAAAGACTGCCATCAGGTTTTGTAATTCAAACGTACTGACTTGTCCTAGCGCACCGCCAGTTGGGCTTTCTTCACGCATCGCTTGTAACTTATCGAAGCTGATGTTTGCTTTGATAGTCATCAGGCGGTTCTTCAACAAGTTCGCATCAGAGCCTGGAAACGCGCTCAAAAGAGTTCCCCAGCCTGTAGCTGGTAGATCACCGCTGAACAAGTTAGAAAGGAACCCGTTTTTGTCTTCTTGGACTAACTCAAACGCACGATCGATGTCGTCATTGACTACAAGACCCTTTGCTGAATTGTTTTTACCAGTTCCTGTGCCTTTGGCTTTTGCTTGGGCTTTCTGCATTGCAAGGTTGTACTGATTAATCCCGGAACGATTTGTATCCTGAATTGCGCCATACATATCGCCCATCGCACCAAGCGATGCTGTTGCGCCTTTGTTATTTGCGCCAAGACCAGCAAGGCCCACACGCATTAGCATTTCATTGTTATCGATGGTTTGCGGCTTGAATGACATCGGTGTTTGGTCGCGTCGGTTGCCTGTAACTGGTTTTGTATTGGCTAGGATGCCTGGGTCAGCTGCTTGTGGAGACGACATGTCAGACAAGGCTGGCTGAGTTTGGACAGCAAGATTGTTGTTTAACTGGTAATCACGGATCACGGAACCGTCAGACACAACTTCTGGATCGTTTTGAGCAAAACGAAGGCTTGGATCATTACCATCTGTTGGCATCACCGAGGCAGGGCGTACTACATTTCCGGCGTTAAGCGTTTTGTAATTACCCTGGGACATCTGGACTGGATCGCCTGGTCGCGCCAGGCTTCCGTCGTTGTTCTGTTCGATGAAATCTAGGATGCCTGGGTTTGGTGTGTTCCTGTAGTACCGACCAGCGTTCGTAGCCGTGTCTAAAATGCCACCCACAATACGGTCGTACATACTTTGATTGGCAGGGTTAATTGAGTTGTTCATTTTTAACCCCTCCTCTAGAAAAGTGGATCGTACATGTCGTTATTACCACCAGGGAAATAACTTGCCCCTGCTCTTTGCGGCTGTGAACCAAAGCCACCAAAGAAGTTGCTTATCTGCTGACCGTATTTGTTACCAAATCCGGCCCCAGCCATTGCGCCAGTCAACCCACCCATAGTTGGGTTGTTGTAGTTAGGGTTTTGACCCGGTGGTGACATAGGCGCACGGCCTAAGATGCCAGACATAAAGTTTCCGTACTGATTTGACGCAAAGTCACGATCACCCTCAAACCTTTGCCGGTCGGCATCAAGGCGGTTCTGTGCGTCAATTTGATCTGCGGAACCTGAGCCTAACATCCCTGTGATACCAGAATTTGCAGTATCCATTCCAATGCCGTATGTCGCAGCTAATCCACGATTGGCGGCCATCATGTTGTTGAAGGTGTTGTTGTTCGCGGAGTTCATCGCACCGAAACCGGTGTACATATTGTTGAAACGCGATTGGTCACCCGATCGCAAATCAGACAACCCACCTCGCATGGCGTTAAGCTGGTTCATTGAACCTGATTTCATACCGCCGAGAGCGTTCATTCTATTACTGAAGTCTTGATTACCTTGAGATAGTGAGCGTCCCATTAAGCTGTCATTTATTTGAGCCGTTGTGGAGGCTTCAAGTTCAGAGTTCCTGTCTCGCAAAACAGCTTCAGTCACGCCAGCCCTTGAGTTATTAGTATTGCCGGTGCCTGATGCTGAGATGTTTAAACCAGGTAATTGGACCTCATTAAGGTTCCTATTTGCCCCTCGCATTGCGGCATCAATCAAAGGACGCGAATTATTTAGGGCATAATTCTGGGCATTGCCCATGCTGTCTTGACCAGCTGCATTATAAAGATCGCGGGCTTCCTGATCGTAAAACCCACCAGTTGCCCTATTGTAGATGTCATTAGCCTGGCCTGAATACATGTCGTTACCAGCTGCATCGTTATATAGATCCCTGGCTGCATTATTTGTATTGGTCGCGTTTGCGCGATTGTACAGGTCAGCGTAGTTCCCTGAGAAGCCACTGGCCGTATTCATCATGTTGTTGCCAGCACCAAAATTGGACTTGCCAAAATTGTATTGACTATCAAGACCGAAACGCTGTCGGTCGTTCAGTCCAGCATATGTGTTACCGCCGTAATAGCCTTTAGAAAGCGCATCGTTTAGGGCGTCTTCACCACCTTTGTAACCACGTTTTATGTAGTCCCGGGCGTCGGTGTAGCCTCGAGCGTTAAGCTCATCTGAGTAGCGTTGTGCGTTGCGGTCAGCCTTAGCTGATTTCGCGCCGATTAATGCACCGCCGATCGCGCCTATTGCACCCCATACCATATCGTAAATTCCTTATTGTTATATTTGTCTTTTAGACGGCCACCCAAGTCGTGCCGTTGTAGACGTAAAGCCCATCACCGGAACCTGGGTTCCAGGGTGACACTGCGTATCTGACCATTCCTCTGATTGGGTTTTCGGGAGGGTCTTCAGCTACTTGGATCGCTGATTGAACAAGTGTACCAATAGCAATTTCAATGCGTTGCAGCTCATCTTGAAAGTATCGTCTGATGCCTTCATCAAGGACTGGGTACTGTGTTCGCGTGTAGGGTTTGACTAGAATGTTAGTCTTATCACTGAGAGCCATTACTAACGCCTCCCAGTTGCTGTGACCTCTAGGTCGAAATTAGATAACTCGAAGTCTTTGTTATCTGTGAATGACACCTTGTAGCTCAAATACCGCCCGGCTGCCCGGCTATCAATCTTGTGGTCTGTTGATATGTCGAAGACTTGGCTGGAACTATAAGCCGGTGTCGATTTTGGTATGTCAGACGCTCCAAACTGAAAGGTCAGAGTAGTATCAGCCGTGTTCACGGTATCTGCTTGCGGGTAAATCCGCGTACAGACGACATACTGATTTGCTCCTAATCCTGCTTCATCGAGGTCAATCCCAGTGCGTTCCAGGAGAACTGGCTTTGTGGCTTCGGTATCTAGCTGGAAAGCAATCTTACCTTCGTCCGACAAATCCAAGCCATATAGCTTGTCGCTACTAAGACCATCAGCTGTCAGGGTTTCACCGACCATCAGGGAGTGCTTATCGAAGCTATCAGACTGTTGATAATATGTTCCACCTGTTAAGGCATATGTGGTGGTACTGGTTGCGTAGGTGGCAACAGAATCGACATTCGCAACTGCCCCTGCGCTGACATTTGGTAAGTCCATGAAGGACCAAGTGTCATTTCTGTAGTTATAGACAGCTGCCCGATTACAACGGTCAGCGTTAGGAAATGCGACATACTGATCGCCTGACTGATAGCAGAACATAACCTCGTTCAAAGTTGGGTTGTGGTGAACGAAACAGACATCTGCTGCTTGGTTATTAAGGCTTCCAAAGATGAAATCTTTTACTCTCTCATCGCAGATGCTTTGCTTTGATGTGCCATCGTGAACGTAGATGTCGAATGGCCCGAAGCAGAAATGCTTGCCCTCGATTTGGACTACGCAGTTTTGGGACATAATTCCGGCGTCTACGAACAGCTGACGGAAATTGAAGATAAAAGTTCCACCGACAAATTCCATTAACCAAACTTGGTCATTAGAGTAGATGATGAAGTTTGAGCCTAATGGCGCACCATCCAGAATCTCAGTCTTAATTTGGACTAAATCGTTGAAGCCAGCAGACTTGGTTGTGTCAAATTCAGACCAGCTGTCTGGGACATTGTTCGCAGTCGTAATATTTGACCACCTCACTCGCACCGGGAAGCTGGTAGCACCTTCGCTCATATTAAGACCAAGCAGGAAGTCACCGAAGCTCCGAAGTGAATTACAACGCCATGTGGCATCCCAATTCGGCAAATCAGCGAAGTTCGTACCCGCTGGCCCACGATACACTGGAACGTGATCTGGTCTGTTTATATAGGTAACATTAGCGAGTGATGTACCGGTATAAGGGCGTGGGTCTGTTGATCCAGTTATGGAACCAGAACGATTACTGACAGTTCCGTTGCTGTATTCTCCTAAGTACCAATCGTCTGAGACAACAAGTGTAGAATCAAAGTTGTTAGACGGTACAATACCGTAAGCAAACCGTGGGCTGTAGCCTATGTTGTCCTTGATGTTTCTGAAGATTGGAGACCGGCTCACCTTGCCTTCATCGAAGCGTACATTGATACCAGTTGAATAGGCATTGAGGGGTAAGTTGTATGGTGCAACATCAGTTATGACACCTACGGAGCCTAAGTCCTTGATTGGGAGCATAGCCATTGTCTATTACTCCTGTATTACCAAATCCATAGTTCAATATAACCTGAGCGACCAGCTTCCGGCTGGATGCCGCCACCACCTGTTGTTGCTGTGCCGCCAGCACCAAGAGAATAGGACAAAACTTGACCGCCAACATTTGCGCCAGTTACATATTTTTGCACCAGCACACCATTGCCGCCGTCTTGGCTTTGCCCATCGAAGTTGTTTGTGGTTGTCCGACCACCAGATGCGCCAGTATTATAGAAAATATCACCACCGGCTGATGATGAACCAACATTTGTAAACCAGTTAGTTGTGTCGGCTCCACTTCCCATATTGGTTCCGTGTGGGCCGCCAGCCGCAGTGATGGAAATGCCCAGCGTACCGTTGCTAACCGTTGTTGTACCGCCATCACCGCCTACAGTAACACTGTTTGTCCCAAGACCGCCGGTAGCAGGGTTTGCGTGTACGGAACCACCGCCACCCCCGCCTGATGCTTTAATCAGGATTGCTTTGGCTCCCGCTGGTATGGTGTAGCTTGTACCGCTAGTTAGAAAACGAATATCGAGTGGGTAGCCGCTGACATTGTTAAACTGCGTCTGAATGTTGCTTGTTACGCCATCCAAGTAGCCTAGTTCCGTAGCCGTTACGGCACTGGTAGACATCTTTCCGCTACCGTCTGTGATCATGGCGCGGTTGGCTGAGAAGTTGTTTGACACGCCTGTTGATGCTGCACCAGTTACTGTAGCTTGCTTGGCGTTCAATTGAGGCTGAATGTAGTTTGCGACACCATCTAGGTAACCAAGTTCTGTGCTTGTGATGGCACTAGCGTAAATCTTACCGTCTGAGGCTGAATAGAGTGCGCGGTTGGCTGTAAGATTAGACGACAGAATAGTTGTAGCTGCGCCAGTTACGTTAGGCTGCTTGCTGTTCAACTGGGTCTGTAGGTTACTTGTGACGCCATCGAGGTAGTCGTATTCAGTTGATGTAACGCCTGTGGCTCGTAAGTCCTTGGCATAGTTGAGGTCAGTAACTGTACCTGTAAAACCATCGACCTTGTTCAGTTCTGCGGTTGTTGAAGTCAGACCATCTAACAAGTTCAATTCATTTTGCGTAGCTGTGATCGCGCCTGTGATATTAGGGAAAGTGTTCTGGATGGTGCTTTTGATAAGTCGAAAATGTTCATCGGCTTGATTAAGACCGTCAGTTGCGACTGGGTTAAGTGGGTTAAGCTGGTTTATCGTGGTGGCGGATTCTAGGGCCATACTGTGTAATCCTTGGTTTTCTGGGGTGGACGCTGCTTTGAAAGGACGGACTACAAAAACAACAACGCCGGACCTTTATGTCTTTTTTTAAACTTGGTTGATCAATGGTGTGCCTGGGGGTCAAAATGACCGGGATGGAACCAAAAGCCTGACCGCTGCCGAGGTAATTCGACACGACACAAGCTAAGCGACTGTAATCGTTAGGTGTTGAGGTCAGGCGATCTTTAATCGCTTGCCCTTTTGGTCCCTGCTCTTCAGGACATTAGGCCATTAGAGAAAATTATTGGGATGACCTATTCGATCTTCGATACAAATCGGAACCTAAGCCACTACAGTCCACCTAAGCCACTACAGTCCACCTGAGTTGACTGCTGTTGTCTTGTGTATCAGTGGTAGTTCGTAGGTGGTTTAAGATGGTACTCATCAGACAAACCTAGGTCACTATAGGTAACTATAGTCCTCTTAGGTGATACCACTTAATCGCTGTTCTTATTGCGTTTGGGAGACAAACAGCATATATCTTTAGTGTGCTTCGGCACCATCACCCTGAAGAAGGGCGATGTATAAAAGAATGGGTCAGTTGGTTCTCGGTCAAAAGAGAAACTCTGGCCCATTCGTTTATCTAGGCTGCGTTGACCTTGTCCCAGATGATCTTGTGATGCTCCATCCAGAAGTCTAGTGGCTTAACTAGGTCCTTCACACCTTGTGGGAAGACACGCAGCTCCTGTTCGAAGTACTCGCTGTTCAGTTCACCAGGCTCGATCGAAGCTATGACCCATTGACCTTTGGTATCTGCTTGTGTGCTTTTCTTTAGCGCAGCCTTAACAGGTTGGTCGTGATACTCAGGCAATGTACCTCGAACATAGTTCTTCTTAGCTCGGTTGGTGATGTTTAACTGGATACGCTTACGTTGTGTCGTGTTTATACCAAGCCTCATGGCAAAGTACTTGTCGATGTGACCAAGCTTGCCGTCATGATAACCCGCACCAATGATACCGAACGCCCTGTTTGGGTTCTCGACAAAGTTAGGCCAATCTTTATCCAGCTCAGCTGCAGCTCCAAGCAGCTCAGCTCTTTCCCTCGGGGTCAGCTGCTCAAGCTCTTTGCGGTGGCGTTCTGCTTCTTCTTCCATCTGTTCATTTGTCTGGTTGAGCTGGTCTTCAAGCCACCTCTTGGTCTCATAAAAGGCAATCTTCGTCTTAATGATCTGCTCTTGTGCTTGCGGACCAGCGTCACTAGCGATGCTGCGGATGTTCACGTTAGCCAGAGGATATACAGAGCTGAACCATTCTGTTGGGTTCCAGCCTGTTCCTGTTCTTGTGACAATAAGCTGGTCGATAAGCGTTTTCAGTCGCGCCTCTTTGGCTTTCCACGAGTAATAACGCTTACTCATGCTGCATACGATGCCATTGTCGTTCTTGATCTGAAGGTAATTGCCTTCACTCGAGATTTCTTTCAGGCGACCAAACTCAGCGTAGGTATCGTTTTCAAACTTATATATCTTATTTGTCATGTCACGATCATAAGGGCTTTGAGTTAACTGATCCACATAATCTTGACCATATAATGCTGCCATGGTCTTCAGCCAGCTGTCTGTCATCGCTTTCCCTCGAAAAAAAAGCCCTACCAGGGAGACATCTGGTAGGGCTAAGGCACTCATCATTTACACAAGGCTAACCAGCTGACCGGGAACTTGGTTATGGCTTGTTCCTGGATCATTCTGGCAATTTCTTGTGTTTCTTCTTGTGAATGGTGGTCGAGACGTTGGTTACAGACGCGAGCGAACGCCTGTAGTGAGCCTGACCAATACCATTCGGTCATCATTGTTTGAGGCAGGATCATCCGGGCTTGCTCCGGTGCTACACCCTGCTCGATCAACGAATTGTAGTTTTTGAAGGCAAGCAGGTTTGTCTGCTCGAGGATTAGCTTGGCTGTGTTCTGGTCTTCGACCTCACCACTTGATCCCTGTTTGCTGTTCTTTGGTCGTCCACGCCAAACTGTTGGGTTGTAGAACTCCGGCGGCTCGTCGACGTAACGCCGACTAACCTCGTTCCACGACAACCCAATCTGGTGCTTGACCAGTTGCCGGGCAACGAAGATTGGTGCTTTGATCCTGAACTGCAGAAACGCATGGGCAAAGGGTGACCAATGACCATGCTCTGCTAGGTAGTGGATCAGGCGTTCATCTTTGTCGTCGAGCTGTTCGCTGATCTTTGCAAATGAGACACGGGCAGCGTTCACAACCGTGAGGTCACTGCCCATGCTGTCTATCAGTTCAACTTGCATCGAGAAAAAACTCCTTTGTTAGCCCTTCATCAGCTGGGTTAAAGGTTGTTTCTTCGCTTCTGACTTCGCCGCACCAGTCGCACTCCGTCCAATCAATCTGTTTGACTAAGTGGCTATCCTCGATTGGTTCAAAGAATTGATCAGCGCACCGCACGGATTTGTCCATGCCGCAATCATTACATTGCATCATGATCTACACCCCGCAGCTGCCACCGTGACCTGTGATGTCACAGATGTCATGCGTCTCCAGTATCTCTTCGCCTTGGCGATTTGATGCTTCAGAGTAAGGCACTGATGTCAGTGGCTGACCACCTCGGCTGCCGTCAGCGTAACAAGTGAAGCCCCGCAGCCGGTGAGCATACTTTGCCAGCATATTGGCAAATGGCTCGACTGTGTCTTCGTTGTTCAGCTTTGATCCCCAGGCTGGCAGGTTGATTGTCGATGAAATAGACATATCGACATAATCCTGCACATCAGCTTGGAACTTGATCCGGCGTTCAGGGTCTGCCGCCAGGTCAATTGCGCTTTCAATGGTCTCAGGGTCTGCACCGTATCGATCGATAAGGTCCTGGGCTGCACTATCGACGACATATTGGTAATGCCAACGGGTGCCACCCTTGAGGTAGCGACGCTTATAGGCGACAGCAAAGATTGGTTCTACGCCGGTTGAGGTACCAGCAAGGATGCCTATGCTTCCAGTAGGAGCAATAGCCCGGTTAGCGACAGGACGGCTAACGCTGAGGTGATCCGCAAATTCCTTCGACGCCTTATCCGAGACAATCTTGTAGACGTGTAACCACTTATGTAGTTCTGAGGTGACATTGTACTTTTCTCCTCTTTGGATCAGCCACTCATGCATCCCCATCAGTCCAAGACCAAGACGACGGTTCTTTTCCCGTGTCTTTTCGATACCTTCATAAGGTACCTCACCTCGAATGGTTCCGCATAGTAAGAATTGAGTTGCTAAGTTCACCACATCAGCAAATTCACTGATGTTTTCGATCCGTGACAGATTGACTGAGCCAAGGTTGCAAACGTCATCTGGATCAGCTGATGTGACCTCAGTACAGGCGTTGCGGAGGGTTTCGTCATCTTTCATGTAGTTGAAACTGAAGCCAGGCTCAGATGATTTGAGAGCTTGCTTCATATTCTGCATGAAGACCTCACCGACCTCACCGGTTTCCCAGTATTGGTTCTGCCACTCAGTATCGTAATTGACGCTGATGTTAGTCATGTCCATCGGTGCTTTGAAATTGAAGTCAGCTTCTTTCAGCTTTGCCATTGTCGTGTCACCGACAGGCATTTCATCCCAGTTCTTCATGTTCAAGAAATCGTGGATGTCGCCATGCTTCCAATGAAGGCTGGCATACATGGCTGATCGACGTGATCCACCCTGCATGACATTACGGCCAATACCATTGACCAGTTCCATCATCGGTAATGGACCAGATGCTTGGCCGCCTGTTCGAGCTAGACGCTCCCCTGATGGCCTGTAGACACTGTAGTCAATTCCAATACCGCCACCGCTCATCAAGGCACTGGTGGCCTTATTTGCCAGCGTTGCCCAGTCTTCACGGTTATCGTTCTCTGCTTTCAGCAAGAAGCAATTATTGTAATATTTGACATCTCGACCTGCGTACCAAAGGTACCTGCCGCCAGGGATGAACTTCATCTCTGTCATATAGTAGACCAGCTGATCGACGTCGGATGGTGACATGAGGCCGTCGCAAACCTCATGCACCAGGGTGGCAGCAAGTGATGCCCATGTTTCGCATCCCTCATGCCGATATTTTAGGTTGAAAATGTCTTCAGCAAATTTGTTACGGAAGGTCATGTGTCGTTGTATTCCTCTTCGAATGGGTTGTTATGTTCTGCTTTTGTTCTCATCGTGTCAATGAGCTTGTCGAGATACCAAGCGGCCTTCTCTACATCCTGTAGTCCACCTTTGTGATCACACCTGAAGTTGTATTTGAGGACGTTGCCACGACAGAACGCAGCGAAACCTTCAGGGCCAAGTGCGGCCCGAATCGCATCAATGCACTCAATGTCGCCGTGGGTGTAGTGTGGTGGTGAATTGACCATATCCACATCTGACTGCTTGTTGGCTTGCTTCATGTATTCTTCATGCCTCAGCTGCGCCATTGCTGCACCTCCGCCAGATCCCTGACAATCGCGCCGAGCTGGTAATAAGCGTCTGCGCTGCGGGTGTAATTGGTTGAAGACATTCTCTCTTGGTCACCACGACGATTGTTCATGGCCTCATCGAGGTCGTCCATTGCACGTTGAATTTCCTTAATTGCTCTCGTTAAGGGGTCCATAGTATGATCTCCTGTATTTCGTCATGCCAATCGGTCCAGCGCAGTATCCTGGCTAGCCTGGCTTGTTGAATTGCGTCGTCACGGGTCATTCCGGCTTTGATGAAAGCTTGCTCGACTAATGACCAAGCTGGCCTCGAGCCGAGTATGGTCTCAGCCTTTTTTGGGCCGATCCCAGGCACACCTTTGTATCCATCAACTGGATCACCGGTCAGAACCTGGGTAAAAAACGCCCTATCAGCATCTTCTTCGCTGATCTCTAAGGTTTCATTGGTCATTGGTCGATATAACCGGCCTGGTATTGTCCTGAGATCCTTATCGTCTGATACCATGATGCATTTGCCCTGGTTGACTGGCATGGTCGCCAGTATTCCAAGGCAATCATCTGCTTCCAGGCGTGGTTTGCGGAATGTCTTGAAGTTGTCTTCAACCCAGTCGCAAAGGGCCACATAACCAACAGGTTTGCGTGTGCCTTTACGATTGGATTTATATGACGGGTCAACAACCTTGCGAAAGTTAGCCTTGTGATCAGATAGACAGCAGACGTAATCCTTTACGCCCAGCGTGTCTGTGATCTTGGTAATTTGCGTTTCGAAGAGGTTCTTGGCTTCTTTGAGATCGGTCCATAAGGACCAGATATCATCGCCCATGTCATATTCCTGCTCAGCTGCTGTGGCAGCTCGAAACATCAGGATGTCAGTGTCGAGGGCTAAGAACATCTTCAATCCCCTCCATGGCCGCTAGGCCGTCCTGGGTAATCATCCAGACATTGCCGTAAGTGCTTTCACCGATTTTGGTTGAGATCAGGCCATCACTGGCACAGATCCCAATTTCAGTGGCTGCCATCCTGGCAAAGTCACTTTTGGTGGTAAATGGGCTTTGCCTGGCTTTTGCCAGGGTCGACCAGATAGCCATTAGGCCCTCTAAATCTTCATCAGTGGGTGTCTGCCCAAGTGGCTCCGACTGAGTATTCGGCGTCGATTGGGATTGAGAAGTTGAAGTATCTCCCCGCTTCTTGCGCCATTCGTCTAGCGAGATTACCGACATGATGTGGGTCTCCTTTCGTTTGAATTTGAACCTCGTCGTGAACCCATGCGATGATGGTTGCGTCGAGTTGTTGGTGTTTGATTTCTTCGTCAATGAGCTTGATCCAGGCTTTAGAGATCAAAGCTGCGGCTGATTGCAGTAAGACATTCAGGTGTGCATGACCTCGAACCGGCAGTTTCCTGCCGTCCAGGCCAATAAGATGGCCCCTGCTCTCGACAACAGCCTTGAGTTGCCGTGTCAGCTCTTTGAAGGCTGGGTTGCTTCTGTAAAAGGCGTCACGCAGCTGCCGGCCTTCTTTGGCCGAGCCGCCGACAACCTCACCAAGCTTGCTATCGCCACCGCCGAAAATGAGGCAATAAATGGCGGTCTTAGCCTGATTTCTGTCAGTTAGACCCATGTCGTGCATATTCTGCGTGTGAATATCGCCCTGCATGATCGTGTCAGCGTATTTGCCACCATCCTGTAGGAAATGTGCCAAACAGCGCAGCTCGATGCCTGAAAGATCAGATCCGACTAAGGTGAAACCATTTGGAACTGTAAACAGCTGGCGCACCTCAAGCCCGTATTCGGCTCGAGTTGAGACAACTTGCTGGAGATTTGGTGCAAAGCTCGATGCTCGACCAGTTACGGTACCCATTGGATTGATGGTGTGGCGTAACTTACCATCACCGTCGACCAACGCCATATAGGCGTATTTGCCTTCTGCCAGTGCGCCTAACCGCTTTTGCAGCATAAACGACCGGCTCAGCTTTTGAGCTTCTGGGTAGCGCAGCTGCGCCAATATTGTTTCATCGATCTTGGCGTCGCCCTGAACTGTGAAATTCTTGGGCTTCCAGCCGTACTTTTTGCGTAGGCAGTATTCAATGTGCTTGCGTGAATTTGGATTGAAGACGACTTCACGCTGTTTGATAAAAGGTACACCTTTTTCGTAACCTAACTTGCTGTTGTTAACCTTTGGTATGAACTCTTCTTCTAGATACCAATTAGGAAACAATGTCTGCAGCTCATCTTCGATCGTCGACTGTTCCAATGACAACTGCGCGTATAGCGAAGCTGCCTTGTCTGTGTCGAAAGTCCAACCGGCATTACCAATGCGGCTGCATAACTCAGCGACTGTATGCTCAAATCTAATTGCTTTGAATGACCACTTGTGTGGGGCTAACGCCTCCCACAAAACGTGGTTAACCTTGACGTCCTGAAGACAATAGTCAGACATGGATTGCGTCCATTCTGACCAATCTGTTTGCTCACCAAAATCACCTTTGTGTATGCCAAGACGTACACCCCACGCCTTTAGGCTGTGACTTCCGTACATTTTCTTTGGGAAATCGTCAGCATGACGTGGGGTTGCGTAGTCTTCATTCCTAAGATCGGAATGGATCAACCTGGACAGGACAAGTGTGTCTGTCAGCAGGATGTCGGCATGATTGAAGGTGGGATAGACTTTTTCCAGCGCAGGGATATCAAAGGCCAAGATATTATGGCCAATCAGCTCCTTGGCTGACTGCAGCAACTCAACGCCAGCCTCGATCTCCCCTGGGTTAAATACCCAGGTTTGATCGGGGTTATCGGCGTTAACAGCTGCTATGCAGTGGATTTTGGTAAGGTGGTTCAGGAAGCCGTCAGTTTCGACATCGAAAACCAAGCGCATTAGCGGTTGTCGCCATTTCCACGCAATTGGTCTCGTCTGTCTCGATCCTGCAGCTTTTCTAGGTTCAGCTCAGCAATTTCTTCGAGCTGGTAACCAATGTCGTTTGCTACAGCTGTGACATACCAAAGCACGTCACCAAGCTCTTTTGCGATTTCGTGGCGCATCCTGGAACGCATCTCGATCATCGGTTCTTCCAGTGCAGTGTCATCGTGTTCACCGTCACGGAAGTATTTCTTCAGTTTTTCTGCGACTTCGCCGGCTTCGCCAACTAGACCAAGCACTGGATAAACCAATGCACCTGGGTAGATGGCTGTTTGCATTGCCGATACGGCATAATCCTCGAAAGTCATGGGAAACGTATCCCAGTCTTCGAAATTATCGTTATCAGCATCGAAATCATCGAATAGGTCACGCATGGTCATGGTAATTCTCCTTGTGGTTTGTACTCAGGTGAAACCAATTGATCGGGTTCATCATCTGAGCCGAGTAGATGTGTAAGTTCTTCTTCAAGCAGTCGACCGCTATCCCTGTTGAAGACTAGAGTTCCGGCGTTGCTTGAGGTTTGTCCGGTAAAGCGATTTTTCAGGACCGCTAGGTGTCGAATGTCGCTGTCTGGTTCGTCACGATCGACGTTGAGTGCAATGACAGCATCACTTAGCTGACCAAGGCTTGCCGATCCTCTGAGATGGTTCAACCTGACCGGCTGACCACCACTTTCATGGCCTGAGTTCCCTTCGGGGCGACGGACGTGCGACACCAGGATTAAACCAATGCCCAGCTCCTGGACTAATGTCCGCAGCTTAGTCATGGCGTAATCAATCAGTTGCCGCTCGTTACCAAAGCCCCCTGCTCCCATTTGGGTGCAAAGGATTGAGATGTGATCCAATACGATCCAACGGACACCCAAGGCTTTCACCATGTAGGTAATCCGTTGACAGATCAGATCGACGTCTGAGCTACCAAAATGGTCATAGAGGTAGACAGGATGCCGGCCATCACCGAACAAGTCGTCGAAGGCTGCAACGATCTCTTCATCAGTTGCCAGGCTTCGATCGATCGTAATGTTCTTGCTCATGTGTGTGCCAACCAGGCCAAGCAAGGTCCGCTTGTTGCTTTCTTCAAGCATAATCAAGCCAACCTGCTCACCGGATTGGTGCAGGTGATAGCAAATCTCTTTCACGAAAGTTGATTTCCCGATCCCAGAGCCAGCAGCAATTGTGACCAGCTCATACGGTCTTAACCCGTGCAGAATGTCATTTAGCACCGAGTAAGGGTATGTGATGGATGAGGCTGCATCATCCACAGCAATTGCGCTTCTGAGATCGGTAGCAGCCACGATCCCGTCAGGCCGATAGTCACGGGCCTGAAAGATCGCCTGAATTACTTCTGCTGATTTACCTTGGACCAGGCACTCATTGGCGTCCTTGCAGGGTAAATATGCAATTTTGCATCTACCGACAGGTAGTGTTTCTGCGACAGCCAGGGCCGCATTTTGGCCGCTACTGTCCATATCGAACATCAGGATCACTTCCTCGAAGCCGAGAACGTAATCCCAATTGTCTTTAATTGCTTTGACAGCCGATGGTGCGCCATTAGGCAGCGACACCACTGGCCATCTGTTGTTTTGGATCTGTGAGACGCTCAGGCAGTCAATTTCACCTTCTGTGATGACCAGCTTTTTTCCGCTGCGCCATAGGTGTGACCCAAACAACGTGCTTTCACGTTGGTTGCCAATGATTGAGAACCTTTTGTCTTTGGTCCTGAGCTTCTGGGCAACAGGTTTGCCATGCTTGTCTCGATAGACAGCAATCTGCGTCTCTTGCCCGTTGTGTTTACCAACCAGGTATCCAAACTTTTTGCAGGTCGCCTCAGTTAATCCTCGAGCTGGTATCGCTTTTGGGATGCCCGAGAGTAAGACTTCTTGTTTCGTTTGACCTTGGTTCGGTACTGGTTGCGGTTTGTCGCCAACTGGCGAGCCACCGGATTTCTCACTGCCACTATAGGTGGTACAGGAGAAACAGAACGTATGTCCGTCATCAAATACTCCATTTGCGTCTGATGAGCCGCAAGCATCACAGCTGGTATGAGTTACGAACTGTGATTGGCTCTCCTTTGGTATTGCTTGCATTGCTGTCTCTCCTGTAATTGCTTGAACTAGGCCAGGCTGTAACGTGTGTAACGCTGGCCTAGGTTGTCTTTCTTCCATTCACTGATGATCTCAAATCCAGCTTCACGCAGGTCAGCGATCCGTCGCGTAAGCGATCTGATCCGGTAAAGATCATTTGCTTCGACAAACGTGATACTGCCCACGTCAATCAAGTGGTTCAGGACTAGTTGGTATTGGGATTGCCCCATGTATTTCTTCATGCGTCTTCTCCTTCTGTTAGCCATTCGGTTGGGATTGATTTGTTCGCGTACTCAAACCCATGCTTGTCGCACCACTGGGCATATGTAGTTGGGCTGCCTTTGTAGAGACGGGCATTTTGGTTTGAGAACACGAAACGAATGTCGATTTCAGGGTGCTGATCACGGATAAGCAGATGCTTTTGTCGGTCGTCGACTAGCCAGCGGCCCTTGGTTTCGACATAAAAAAAGCCGCCTGGCTTAGGCAGCTTAAAATCTGGGCGATAGGTGGATGATCGCTCCGGCCAGAGATAACTGATCTTATCCTGTTCGTATTGAACTATAAGACCAGCGTCCTCGATTTGGCGGGAAACACTGTCTTCTAAGCCAGAGCGGTAGCCATTCTTGATGGCCCGTTTTCGTAGCTTAGAAATTGTATGCTTGACCTCCATCACCTTCTGCAGCTGGTTGATTGTCGTTAGCTGCTGATAGGTTGTCATTGGCGGCTACAAAGCCACCCTCTTCAGCTGCGAATGAAACACTTGAGGTTTCACCTTGAGACAGCTCAACGATCTGGACGCCAGCAAGTTGCAGTGAAACACCTTTGTTTCCACCTGCGACATAGGGGTAAATCGTGCCAGCGAGTTTCAATGTAGAGCCGCCGAAGATTGGCGGAACATTGTTTTCGCTGATCAGGTTGCCCTGGCTGTCCATGATCTTTGGTCTGAATTTCGATTTGGTAACGATAATCAGCTGGCCTGTATCCTCATCCGTTTTGAACGGGAGGCGTACATTTTGCGCTTCTTTGGTGCCAAATTCGTTGTTTGCTGCTTCCTGGACCGCTTTGATCAGGTCCGCAGCATCAGCTTTGTCCAGCTTCAAGTTGACCTTGAACTGGCCGTTGCTGTCGAATTGAAAGTCTGCCTTGTTTAACCAAGGGTACATTGCGATGCCTTTAGCGGTGCTAAAGGTCAGTTTCTTCTTCGTGTTTGCCATTGTGTGAATAATCTCCTTTTTCAGTGGCTTTAAATGTTGGCTCACCTAAATATTCCAGCGATAAGCCGAGCTGGTCTGCCTGTGCGAGCAGGTCTAGTGGTATTGGGTCGCCGCGCTGGCGATATATCTGTGCCAGCCCAAGCAACTCCTCGATGGGATGCATTAAGTTTCCTTTTTCCTGTTGATAGGGTTGTCTGTAGGTGAAACCAATTAATGGCTCCAAACGCACAAAAGGCGGCCCGAGAGCCGCCCTTGTACATAGGTGAAACCAATTAAATCGGTGTCACGTCATGTCATGAAGTAGTCGCTTTCGCGAACCTTCGTAATGTCCAGATCGCCTTTGGCCGGTACTTCTGGCCATTTCACTATCCGGAGTTTCAAGGCATCCAGTTCAGCATTAAGACCCTCGAGCAACCCTTCATCCTCTTCATGTTCAATTAGTTCTTGAAGGTTGTGAATTTGCTCCTTGATCTCGAGGCTGTCTGGATCTGGGTGTCTTGCTTTGCACTGCTCGAGAAGGTCGCTGTATAGACAATATCCGTCATACATCTCGACCATTGCGTCTCTGGCAGCATCCCGCATCACCTCAGCATTACCACAGGTAGTGGCATAGCTGTCGTGAACGACCATAAGATCAGTAACCCCATGATCAGCGCAGCGTAAGGCAGTTAACATCAACAATGTGCTATCCATCGAATGGATTATGTTGGGACTTACTGCACTGACGCTTTTATTAGGATCAATGCCGGGCATTGTTTTGGTGTAGCTCATCAAGCCCCGAGATTTGATAGCCTCGATATCATGGCTGTAAAGAAACACCCGACGCCTTGCCGACTTATTGTTCCGATAGTATTGATGCACCGGAAAGTTGAGTTTTGGCGTTTTGAAAGTGAGATGTAGATCGGCGTCAACCATGATCTTGGCGCAAGCTTGGAAAAATTCCATGCCATCTTTGGCTGACTTGATCACACTTTCGATTGCGTCTTGACTGATACCAGCTAAGTAATGAGATGCCTGGTAACCGCCATCTTCAGGGAATGGATGCTTCTCACGTTCACCAGCGCGAACCTCAAGATCCATTTCGTCCATCCAGTCTTTTTTGAACTGCTGGGCGAAGCCATACTTGCGGCTCGAATAAGCCCAAACCATGGCCGGTCTCTTGATGACACTCCGGTTTAGGTACTTTTTGCCTTTTGGATTTTCATCAGTCGGCTCGACCTCATAGGACAACAGTACTCTTGCAATGTCGATTTCTTGATCACGCTTCAATCTTCTGTGTGAAGCAGTCTTTTTATAATCACGCTTTGCCTTGCGTTTCCTTTTCTCGAGAGCGTCCATTTCATCTAGATCGTCAGCTTTTTCAGCCATGATCCTTTGATATGCTTTGTGCGCTTCCCGATCATTGTCATTCGCAGGGTCAAGCTCTTGATTTGCAAGTTTCTCAGCCTTGTCAGCTTCGATCATTTCTTCTGCAACCACGAGACAAGCCTTGTACAGGTCGTTAGGCTTATCTTCTGAGCCTTTGACCAGGTTAACTAGCAATCCGTCATCTTCGTTCAAGCTAGCAGCAGCGTAATGCTGGATGCCGGATTGAGTTGCATCGACGGCAACAGGTAAACCAGACCAATGGTCCTTGCCTTCTTGCTGGGCAACCATGTATTCAGCCAAGTCACGGCAAGCAGCTAAGAACTGGAATGGATCGTCAGCCTTGCTCCAGAAATCAAATGACGCCTTGTAATCGATGCCGACGTTGACCACTTCTTCAAGGTTTTCTTCCACCCATTTGATCCGAGTGTCGTAGCTCTCTTTATCCAAGCCATAGGTGTTTGAAACCTGCAGAAGGATCCATGCTGAATTTTCCTCTGTTACCTTCGTCTTGTTGGCAAATAGAAACATTGCCCTCAAGAAATCTGTATTGTGGTGGCCAAAATCGCTGACGTGATAGACACGCCCTCGCCGGTCCCAATTGTGTGGCATCCAGAACTGATCATATTGAGCAAGCTTCCTAGCTTCATTCAATGTACGGCGGATCTTTGACCGGTTGGCCCGAGCTTGCCTGTTGACGGCTTTGCATCGAGTTAGATTTCGCATATGAGCGATTTGATCATCTTTATCGAGGTCATCGTAGTTCACGCCTTCGTCGAGCTTTGGAACCTCAACAGTTTTGGTGTTTGGAAACTTTTTGACCAAACGGCCCTTGCCCGTCTTGCGGACCCAATCGACAGCATCGACCACAAAGTCATTAACGGTGTAAGGCACCTGTTGCAGGAGGTTTAAAGCCTCAACAGCCTTGTCTAAGCTGCCATCTCGCAATCCTGCATCAAGATCCTTACGCTGCTCTGGGCCAGCGTGTTTGACCATTGGCGTCATGATTGCCAGGCGAGGTGTTATGTATGGACCGATTTGATCCAAACCCCATGGTCTTGGCATTACATTCATTGGTGCAAGGTATGGCGACATACGGTCAAGATCAGCAAACTTTTCTTCGATCTCAGCTTCTACCTCGGGACGCAGGATCATGAATTTTTCTGGGAAGTCTTTCGTCTCATCCGCTAGATCTTTGTGCGTCATGAACACGTCTTTACAAGCAGCTTCGACCACTGACAGTAAAAATGAGCCGACAGTCTGTTCTAAACCGCCATCATCATCTTCCCACTTCTCGAAGGTAAAGCCTCTTTTGGCTGCCTGACGCAGGACGTAATCTTGACGTTTTTCAACCTTGTCACTTTGCAACGTGGCGTTTTGTGCCAGCCGCTTTGCTAGGCGGTCACCAGCACGATTTGCTTGAAGTCTGTGTTCAAAATCCAGACACTTGATCGCCTGGCCGACCCTGTTTGCCAGCGTATTGTAAGTCCATTCTTTCTCATGGCCATCAAGACACTGCATGAAAGCGACATAAGCGACATCAATCTGTGGTAGTTCCGCAAGTGGCTCAAGCCATTTGGCGTTTTGACCGCGGTTAGCACGGGTTTGCTCAGACTGGCTTACAATCTCATCCATGATGGGCTGAATGTATTGTTCGATTAGTTTGACAGATACAACACTGGCAGACATATCAAGGCTCTGGCGGCGGTCTCTAGAGCGAGCTTCGCCCCGATCAACTATGTTGACCTGCTCATGCTCCAAAGCATCTTTTCTGGTCCTGGGTGTATTGTCGTTTGCTACCATTAAACTCTCCTATTGTGACTAAAGTACTAAAGATATAGGGGGGTGAATACCCCCCATAGACACAAGCCTAAGCAGCTTGGGTCTTGTTGTTGTCGTTAGCTGCATTAGCCAACAGGTCGCTAAGGTTTACCCGAGGTGTCTGGTGCTTCCATGGTGTTACTCCGGTTAGCACCTGATGCATCATTTCTTCAGCATCTTGGTTGTAGTTTTGGACCTGGGTACCTTTGTTGTTGTCATTTAACATCATCATTCTCCTACCTTGGTTGAACTAAAGACCGGAACTGGCCGTATAAAGGTGAAACCAATTAATTCACTAAGGAAATCAATGGCTTCACCTTCTGGTCTTTAGGCTGCTTTTGACCAGCCTGTCAGGACCGTGTGGGGCAAGGTCGTCGTATGAGATGCTCGCCAATCGAAATTCAGATGATCCATCCGAGCGAATTGACGTCTGGCATGGATGTTTAACAATGGCTCGACGTCTGGGAACCGCTGAACCTGAAGAGCCATCCAGGCGCATAGCAACGCAACGCCGTCAAACTCCATGCGTTCGAATACGGCATCGCCTTCGCCAAAGCGGATGAAGACGGCATATTCGATTTCGTCCTGTGTGAACGAAAATTCATAGGGCCCATCGACACCAAGGTGATGAGTTACAAAATCGATAAATGTTTTTTCGGTTTTCATAGTAAATGCTCCTTTTCACCAGAACCCGGGATGGGTTCGTATATAGGTGAAACCAATTAATCTGCTGATGTGGATGTCCTGTGCCGGACAGCAGCGCACTAGTGTGTGCGACTTCTTTGGATCGACGCGGTCGTGCCTTGTCGATGGAGCGTTAAATGTTCAATGACGGAGCATCGAGCATTTGCCCAAACTAGAACAAAAGCAGAACGCCGTCTACCAAAAAAAGGGCCACCGAGGTCATCGGCAGCCCATCAGATTGGTTTGCTTGGATATTATATTGACAGTGCGGACACAGCCCCTGCCCGTGCAGATGCGTCGCCATGATAGTACTTCTTTGTCGTAGCGACGCTGGAATGACCCAGCTGCTCAGCCACTGTCAATGAGTTGACCTTGGCCCGTGCCATATTGGTTGCAGCATAATGCCTTGTAGCGTGAAACTTGAACCAGGTGTCGTTGCCATGGCCCATAAAGTCCTTCACATCGTTCCAGCGGTCATAAAAGCGTCTGTGGGTGAACTCACGGCCAATGTTAGCCCGAAGCCACTGAGCGGCTTCCCATGCGCCATCAGCGACCAGGCTTACCCAGCGACCTTTGCTGGTCTTTGTAACTTGTGCCGGAAGCCAAACTTCCTTGGCATCATCGTTCCATTCAATAATGTCTAACGGTAACGCTACGATTTCGCCCTGCCTCATACCTGTAAGACAACCCAGCTTAATCATGTATGACACCCACTGGTCGCCATTGCGATCATGCAGCTCGATCATCTGACGTACCTGGTCTTTGGTGAAGGCACGGGTATTTGGCTCAGCTTGCTTTAACAAGCCTACCCTTGGACGATCAGTCATGATCTGCAGTTCCTCGACTGCGAACCGGAAGCAAGCTGATACAGCAGACAGATGCCGGTTGATTGTCGAATCAGTCATATCTGTATGTTGCTGGAGATAATTGCGATATGCGATACAGTCAGCAGCCGTGATCTGGTTCATCGGCTTCATGCCGTAGTCTTTGAAATCTGCGAATCGGGACACCTGCATCATACAGTCACGACGGTGCTTGAAGGCTCCCCACATATCACGCTGGTGCTTGTGAGCGAACATAAGGATATTAGAGCGGCTGCAGTCGAATTTGGTGTCGTCAATAGCAGCTGGAGCTGGCTCAGGGCGACTGTCGATTACATTGTTGGTACTGATGATTTCATCTGAAGTGGGGTTAGAAAAGTCATCGAAAAGGTTAAATTGGTCCATCTTACGGTCTCCTTAGAGTTACATAAGATGAAACGGGGGGTGTGTCGCTTGACTACCGCCGATTTCTAGCAGTCATTCAAGCGACTGTTAATCGCTTGGCCGGCGGTTCGAATCCGTCCCGGGGAGCCAACTCTCTAAGTTTATCAACAACTTAGATGACATATCCCAAAACTTTAAATTCTTGCCTTTGGTAAAGCGATTGTTGCCCTCAACCTTCGCTTGTCCCCTTATATATAAGCTTTTCCTAGCTTAATTACAACTGCTGGGAAACCGGTTCTGCTGGGATACTGTTGGTACATCAGGGGTTCTGCAAAGCCGTGTATGTCGCTTGACTGAGGAAAGCGATTGCCAGTCGCTTGGCCTAAAAGGGTAAAGCGACATACAAAAAGGGCTATTTTTCACGTTTTCTTGTCTCGTAAAGATACTTTGGTTAGACTTTTGAATAACGCGATAAAGACACCAAAAGAGCTGCCATGAAAATCCCACAACAAATGACTAAGCGACAAAAAGACAGGCTTACGGTTCTGAATTCAAAAGGCATCACCGCTCTTCAAATAGCCAAAATACTTGAGCTTCCTTTAGTGTTGGTTGAGGAAGAAATTGAAACGCGAAAGCAAAATCTTTTGAAGAAAAGATGGACGAAAGACCAGTCAAATGAAGCGTTAGACTTATATGTCAAAAACGTGTCTCTAACTGAAATTGCAAACCTAACTGGTAAAACTAGAGTGCAGATAGCAAGGCACTTCAGAGATATTAGGGATGACTGGGTTAACGAAGGCACAAAATACAACTATTTGAATGTTGATTTGAGAGTGAAATTAGCAGCTAAAATTGAACGAAGGGAAAACACTGACAAGCGGCCAATAAGAATGGCTAGAGCGAGGCTCCCTGACAAAATACGGAGCAAGCAGCTAGCTGGTCTCGCAGAAACACTCGCTTATAAAGAAAATGTGCTGCTTGATGAATGGTGGCAGTTTGGCGTCCTAAACAGCGTTGAGGATGACCGCCTTAGCCTGACTGCAATCTCGAAGGACAACAACAGGGTTACATTAATCAAGAAGTACACGCCGAACTGGAAAGAAGTTCTGCTGAAACTGAAAGGCTTGATGGGTGAATTTGTTTCTGTCCGTGTAATTCAAAATTACTTACCAGTTGTTAATGCCGGAGCAGGAACTAAGAAAGATGTTGTCTACGAACCACGGATGGTTGACGTAACGGCATCTGAAGGCATCATGAGCCTCGCAAAGTCCTTCCCAAGTGACACCCGAAACCAGTCTTTCATTGGAAGGTATAAGTGGTTGCGCTTTGGCGAGTTTGAAGCCAAGTCAACCAGCGAACACATTCTCATTGGAAATGTTGATGGTCGGGTCATGGCTTTCCGAAAGGGCAGCATCAACAGCGTTCTAGAGCAACGTCTCACGGACACTTTAGATATGGCTGAAGGTCAATCTATCTTGGTTTGTGTAGACCAAAAAAATCCAAAGCCTGACGGTGTTTTAAGCGTGTTTGTTGACGCACACATCGAAGAGGAAGGCATTGAGACTTACAACGAAGACTACAATACAATTGTAGAAACGATTGCTCGCACAAAGGATGAAGCTGCTGAGGCTAACTTGACAGTGCAAAAAAAGCACAAAGAGATACAACAGCAGCTACTAGAGAAAGAAGTGCAACATACAAAACAGATTACAGAACTGAAGTTTGAGTTCGAGCGTGAAACACAAGAAGTACAAGCACAGATAAAGGAACAAACAGGTGCTTTTAGACGCTTAGAAGCAGAATTACAAAGAGAGCTGCTAGATTACAATGAACAAGAGAGGTTTCTGCGCGACACAAAAGAAGGGCTTCAACAGTACAAGGTAGGTGTTCTAGCAGCGGCTGCAGACCAAACAGGGTCGGGCAGCACTTTTCAAATGAAAGGGCTGAAGGTAATACAAGGCGAAGAGGCTCAGTGGCATGATTTCAATGAGGCAATCAAGGCATTTGAGGGGAGTGGAGGTGAAGAAGCACAAGAGCTTTACAAAGAAATCCAAGACCTAAAAAGGGAAGTGTTAAAAGCACATAAGAATGCAGCTGCTACTTCAAATACCTCTGAAGAAGAGGAAGGGTTTGAGCCACCAGAACCAGATTACATCCTCAACCCTGAAGCAGACCTCTCGCTTTTTGATGAAAAGCAACCAGACCCGGACAGCCCAATGATGGCAATGATGCGAGAGATGATGGCAGAAGTGCAGAGTTTAAAAAGCTCGCAACAAAGTTTTATTGAAGCATCAGCAATGACAGAGTTTGAAGTTCAAGAGTTACGTGACTATTCCCGTGCAGAAGACGAAGAGTTGAGTACAGACAACGCAAAAACAGAAGCTGAACACAAAGACATACTGGAGAATGTGAGAGAGTTTGTCGGAAAGCCACCAAGGCAACTAAAAGTGTACGTTGGTCACGCTCGGAATACACTATGTCTTCGCGCCGGTATCGACCTTACAAGGGAAAAACCTGACAACAGGATTGATGTTCAGTTTACCAAACACATTGGTAAATCAACGTTTCTGGTTCACTTCCCCAAATACAATCATGACGCAATGCTATCCATTGTTCGAGACTCGAAAGACAAAAACGATTTTGCAGTAAAATCATGCCTTCATCTTGATGGTGAAAGGTGGAAAGAAATTGAACAGGAAGTCACAGGACAAGGTGGTAAGCGTCTGACAGGCAAAAAGCCCAAACAGTGGTTAGCATATCGCAAACAGATAATTGCAAAGCTAGAAGCACCTAAAGCGAAAAAAAAGGCCAGAGGATAAACCTCTAGCCCATAGCTAACGCTTGTTTTCTTGTCTCGTCATTTCTTCTTAACCACCCTCGCCCAAACACATCAAAGTTAGACAGTGAGCGATAGAACTCTTCCCGATACACCGCAATTCTGTTGATGATATTTGCCACTTCATGCTTCTTAACGAGCATAAGGGTCAGTGGCCCGACAGAACCGTCTTCTTCGGCCTCTACAGCCTTCTGGAGCGTCCTTGCGGCTCTTCCAGTACCAGCGTTAACAGCGAAGTCAAAGACCGCCCAGTCAAGCCCTGAAGCTAGGTCTTGGCAGCGGCATCTGTTCCAGTAATTACGCCGATAGATTGGCTCAACGTCACCCTTCGTAAGAGCCTTCATGACCTCTTCAGTAGCATCGCCACCATAGAACTCATCATAGACCCGTTTTGTTACCCCGAGGTTGGTTTTGCCTCCGCTGTCGCGACTATCGTCCGAATACCCACCTTCGTGGGCTAGCAGCATCGTCATGCACACATCAAAGTTCTGGTTCATGCCTCTGCTCCGTTAATAATTGAGCATTTGTATTCGACCGACTGCCAATTACCATCCTGTGGAAAATCTTCGTGGAGAGCCTTCATCTGGATGCATTCAGGTTTGTCTTCAAACCACGCGATAGTCTGAGATGCACACTTATCGTTTAGGCAAACAGTGAGTAATAAAGTCCATATAATCTGGGTCATTTCTATTTACCCTTCCGCAACATTTTGGCTGCTTGGCCTACGCCCTTGATGCCGAAGCTGCTGCTGATGGCAATAAACAATAGGTACTGATACCAGTCTGGTAAGGTCGCCAAGATAGCGAAGCCTTCTTGGACTTTGTCTGGAACGAAGTAGACGGCTACTGCTGGGGCCATTAGGGCCACAAGAGCAAACTCGTCTTTCCAAGATGACGCTGTGTTTTCTATAGCGGCCTGTTCCCAGTCGATGTCACCTGTCGCTACTTTCTCAGCAACCACCGCCCTGCTCTTTGCTTCAGCTACGTTTGCCTCTGCTTTGGCTTTGGTGGATGCCACCTTTCCTTCCATCCATGCACCAGCGATGCTGGCGATAGGGGAAATTAGTGCAGACCAAATCATTGGCTTGCCTCCTTTAAAATTAATGCAAAAATGCCCAGCACGGTTAGGGCCAGTCCGATAGAGACAGCCCAGTAGATGCAGAGCATGATGTTGTCTTGAAGTTTGAGTGATTTGAGCCGCGCTTCTTTGGCTGCTTCGGCTCTTTGGCGTCTGGCTTCAGCACAGAATTTGACATAATCGTTGTACATGTTGGCTCTGCCGTACAACTGCATCATTGACCGAAGTTCAGCCTCTTTACGCCTCAGTTCATCTAAGGCAAGAAACTCTTCTAAGTCAGACTTTGAGCCATCAAGATTTGTGCCTCTGTCGTGGGCTTTCTTCTGGATGACATCTTTGTTGAGGGTGAAGTCGGATATGGCCTTGCCAGCTTTGGCAATGTCTGAGCCATTCTCGACACATTTCTTAATTATTGCGAAAGCAGCATTTGCTGCTGCAATCTCTGCCAGCATAGAGCGTCTCCACTAGGGGTTACGCTCTCCTTATTAAAGTTTCATCAAAAGGCTTCCTGCTAGGCCAACGATGACCACCGTTGACCCCATTATCATGGCTTCCAAACGCCACAAGCGTTTATCAAGACCTGATAGTTTATCTTCTACAGACGCATAACGTACTGCACATTCCTTTTCGTGAGCCTCAAGTTCCAAGGCGACACGCAATTCTGGGGTGATGGCTTGCTCTAGCTTCATGCTGGCTTCTCAGGCCAAGTAACATCATCTAGTGATGTAGCACTGGTTGTAATGTCACGAAGTGCCTGACGATAATCAAGCTGTGCTTGAGTTGCCGTAGCAGTGTCAGACAATGCCCAATGGTCTGTTTGTTTCAGCATACCATCACGAACCATTCGTAACATTTTTAACGGTTCTGCATTTTCAAGTGCTGTAACTCCAGCCTCAAACTCTTCTTCTGTGGGCTTAGTGTGTTCTGTGGTCATCCACTCAAGGTTTGCATAGACAGGCTCACCATAGAAAACAAAAGCTCCAGTAACCGTTTCGTCTCCAATATGCTGGACAATAGAACCAGCCGCAAACTTTTGATATCTATCCACGGTCAATTCTCCCTCTGAAAATAAAACTATAAGTGTTAGAGGCACTACTGAAGTGGGTGCTGGTTGTATAAGTATCTAAATATTGATTAGACGCACCTCCGTTCCACGGAACAATCAGTTGCACTTCATAAACATTGTAATACCAGTCATAGTGAGAAGCCCCAAAGCTTGTTGCATAGGTACTGCTTGGTTGGCTTTCTTGTATCCAATAACCGTTACAGTAGCCATGTGAGGTGTTTCCACCGTTGAATTGAAAGTAAAAACCACATATGAGAGCGATAGTGTTGCTGTTGGTGTAACTTGACATATCAGTATGGGCTATTCGAGTAGCAGACGGGCTAGTGTTGAAGCCACTCAGCAAAGTCACGCCTGCTCTACTAATCGAGATGGGGCTTGTTGATAGCTTTGCGCTAGGTAGTGATGCGTCAGCAATACGAGCTGCGGCTAGTGTGCCTGTGCTAAGTGCAGAGGCGTCTAGGCCAGTGGACGGAAGCCTAGCAGCGGCTAGTGTGCCTGTGGTTAGAGTAGAAGCATCAGTCGATGCTGGAAGGTTCGTTAGGCTAGAGCCATCTCCGGCAAAGCTAGTGGCACTTACCGCACCGCCTGATGCCACGGTCACTTGGTTGTGGTTATCAATGCCCAGACTGGTTAAGGTTGGTGTCGGAATACCAGTTAGGTTTGCACCGGATACCGCTGGCAGTGTCGTAGGAAATCTACCGTCTGGCAGAGTGCCTGTGCTAAGTGCAGATGCGTCATTAGACGCTGGTACGTTGTCGAGTGCTGTAGACACAACATCCCCATTCGCGTCCAGTAAGGAGGCGAGGTCGTTAGCTTTTGTCATGTTAATTTGCCTCTAATGCCGCTAGGCGTGTTTCAATATTAGCCAGACGCTGTTCAGTTGCAGCACCTACAAAGGAAAGCAACTCAGGATAGCGGATGCCCATCCGTGTGCGTTTAGTTGCACCCTCTGGGGCTTCTTCTGCTGTGTCGTAGATGTCTGTGCTTGTATAAGCTGCAACGGCTTCTATGCCGTTTTCTTCGTCTGCTTCAACAGCCGGAACCTCTGTCTGTGTTTCCCACCAAGTATTGCTAATAAAAAACGCATAGTCACCAGCATCTAAACCAGCGGCAGTCATAGCTGCTTGAACATCTTGTGCAATTACGCCAGCATGTGTTCTAGCTGCATCACCTTTGGCTTCGACTGCGCTGTTCCACTTAAACGTCTTAAACAGTGTGCTAATAGATTTAGCGGCTGTCATTTCAGCGTTAGTTAGTGTTGCAATTTGCTGCTTTTCATTCTGGTCAGATGTTTGAATAGTGCCGTTGGTGGCACGAATATCGTCCCATCTGTAGCTAGGGTGTCCACAATCATAAGTGTTATCTACTGCTGTCCCATTGATATTTGTGGGAAGTAAACAAGCTTGATAAAAAGAAATTCCTGTATTTTGAGCTTGGTCTGCAAGAAATATTCTACCACCAGCGTCGCCAATTTTACCCACATTACTACCAGAGTTACCAAAATGTATTAGGCTAGTACCACTCGCATTAGCTGTGCGTGTAACATACAAAGGAGCATTTGAACCATTTGATTGAATAACAGTGTAACCATTTGCAGTATTATTACTATGCATAATGCCGGTTACATTCTCGCCACCATTACCATTTAAAACAGTGCCTACCGCTTCACCAACCCAAAAACCACCACTGCTATTGAGCCGCATTTTCTCAATGTTGTTTGTGTAAAATTCAATATTAGCATTTTCAGATTGTTGGATTCGCATATGTTTGCTGCTACTTCTGCCAACAAGTGAACCTGCTACACTATCTCCAGCTTGCGAAAACTGTATGAAGTTATTTCCATTTTCTAAAATAGATAGTTTGTAAGCAGGACTTGCAGTGCCAATGCCCACGCGGCCACTGCTGTCGATGCGCATTGCTTCTGAGTTATTAGAGTAGAAAGTAGGAAAATAAGTGCCGCTGGAGTTGATTGCACCCATACGCACTTCACCGCCAACAGGGTTAAGCAATATGCCACCCTTTGCATCACCGGAATATTCTAATACATAACCGTCAGTATCGCTTAGACCAATGCTTGCTGAAACTTTCTTGGTTGGTGAAGCAGTGCCAATGCCCACTTTGTCGCCATCTAAAATGATATCAAAGTTAGTATCGATTGTGACATCAGTGCTTGAAGATGCATTTGTTATTGTATCAACCGCTAAACTGCCTGTTACTTGTGCGCCAAAAGAGGTGGTGGCTATTTTGGCTGCGTTGTCGTGGTAAAGAGTTGCCGCACCATCATCTGTAAAGCCAGCAAGGTTTTCACCACCATCCGCAGAGCGAATAAACACGCCGCTAGTTCCTTGAATATACAGTGACCCAGTACCAGAATCTGTTATGAATGAGTTACTACCATCGTGATTGATGGTTAAGTCATTGCCAGCACCGAAAATAGCACTGTTATTATCACCAAAGTTTACATTGTTGCCGTTGGTGTCTAGGTTGCCCCCAAGCTGCGGGGTTGTGTCTTGGACGACATCTGAAATCCCTGCGGCTGGCAAGTTAGTCAAAGCAGAACCATCGCCACTGAAGGCAGTCGCAGTCATTGTGCCATTCACAGTCACATTAGACTGGAATGTACCACCATTGGTTTTACTAACCATGTCAGCCGTAGTGAATGACTTGAACGCTACGATATTGATTTCGTCACCAACTGCTGCTGCTACCGCCAGAACAATGCTTGTTCCGCTAGTGGCTGTATAGTCAGTGCCATCCTCAAGGACGATGCCGTTTCTGGTGACAATGAGGTTGTTCACTGTGTAGCTGAGTGTATTGCTGTTCTCGTCTGAGCCACTGAATGTGGTCTGAGATGCAGTCGCAGTGTAGTGGTAGTTGTTTAAGCTGGCTGAACCAGCCGAAGAAGCTGCAATCCACCCTGCTCCATCAAATATCCGCATTTCGTTTGCATCGGCTGAGAAAAACAAACTTCCGCTGACCAATGCGTTACCGTCATTGTCGAGTGCTGGGCCAGTCTGAGCCGTGGCATAACCTGTTTTTGAACCAAGATACCTATCATCAAATTGGTCATAGCTGTTCTCTGCCGCTGCTGCCGAAGCTGCTGCTGACACCTGAGATGCTGAAGCTGCTAAAACTGATGCTGCTGACGCAGCTACATCTAGTCCAGTTTGAACACGGTCTGCTGCGGTAGCCACGGCATCTGCTGCTGCGTCTGTGGCTTCGCTAGCTGCGACTTGTGAGTAGTGTTTAGCTGAGTATTCTGAGCCATCTACGGTTGAACCTAAAGTGGTTGCCCATTCTTTAGATGCACCGCCACTGCCGGTAACCCCTGTCCCACCGACTGCCCATGCTTTTGAGGCGTAGTCGGTGCTGTCAACAATACCATTAGTCTTTACAGCCCAGTCTTGAGCGTTATCGGATGATGACTGAGATGCAACGGCTGAAGCTGCGGCTGACGAAGCTTCTGAAGTTGCGGAAGTCGCGCTTGTTGCGGCGGCGTTCTGGCTAACCAGAGCTGCTGCGGCACTTGCGGCTGCATTGGTCTCTGAGGTTTGCGCTGCGTTCTCGCTGGCAAGCGCAGCTTGTTCTGACGCAAGGGCTGCGGCGGCTGAAGCAGCTGCGCTACCTTGCAATTGAGTGCTTGTGCCTGTGTTCTTAAAAAAACTGGATGAAGCTGCCATGTCTTTATTCCTCTTTAATCAGCATATGTGTAAGCCGGTTGCATAACTTGCATCCCGCCAGTTCAGCTCTTGGTCATTGCTCTGTTCTTGTAATTCGGTGAGGAACTGATTGAACTTGGCTTCGAAAACTGATGAGCGTTCATCAAGGTAGAAATCTGCACTGTAGGCCAACGCTCCGTAGATGATGAGGTCGGGTGCAACAGCTGCCAGTGTGTTTTCATCTGTATTTGCGACCATTGGGGCAAATTCACTGTAGTAATACAGAACCAAATCCCCAGAAGTTGGTTGCGGGTGCAGAATGAGGTTCTGCTGTTGGCGTGTGAAATGCTTGGGGCTGCCTTGAATTGGGTTCGCTACATATGGCCTCATTTTTCCCATCGGTATGCGTTGCAGCTCTTTATCATCAAAATAGATGCTGATGATTTCCAAGAAATCTGTCGGCAAGGTTATCTGAGGCGTGGTGGTTGTGAGCGTGTAAGTTAGGACGCTTTCGTTGAGCGGGGTGCGCAGCTGCCGTTGAATACGTGCGATAGATTGGTCAATGAATGTTGTGGTAAGGGCCGCTGTAATATCTGAGCGGTTCAGTAGTGCTTCAAAGTGACTTTTGATATCGCCGTAATTCATAATTTAAGCCCTGCCCGTTTTCTTTTTCTTTGGTTTCGCTGTCGCTGCTGCCTTGCGAAAAGCAGCATCGCTCGGCGCACCTTTGTCGCCAGCCGACCGCATCTTTTTACCGCTAGCACGGCGTTCGTGGATGTTTGCATAAAGCCCGGGCTTCATTAGTAAGCCCCCTTTGTTCGCTTGGCACATTTGCCAGCTTTGCGGCACTTCGCCTTCGTTTTGCATGATTTGCAAAGGGTCATATCGTTCTCCTAGATACTTTTGTCTGTGGTTAAAAAGCCGTCCAAGTTTTCAGCTTTCAATCTGGATACAATCTCTGCACCCGTGATGTTTCTATCGGACATGATGTCGAAGCCTTCACGCCGCCACTTCTCGACCACAACAGTGGGAATTGAAGCTACACGCATGAAGTTACCTTCTCGCTGTCCACGGCTGGCGTCTCGCTCTCGCTTCAGGCCATCCATAAATGATTGAGGTATGTGCTGTGTATGTTTGCGGGTAAGCGTTTCGTCATCTTCTTCAACAAAGTTGGTATCGATGCCGATAAGGTTCGTGTCACGTTTTGACATGAGTTCTCCTATTGGTGTCTTTTTTAGGGATAAATTAAGAGAGACGAGAGGCGCGACAAGGAGAGCAAATTCGCACCCCTCGCCCTCTAACTGTTTAGCTTAGGCCGGTAATCATACCTGAGTCTGAATACGACATATGCTTGAGCGAGTATTCGCCGACAATCGCATGGCGGTCGCCGTCTTGCTGTTTCGCAAGCAGTGTCCGTGTAAACGGACGCAGTACGCATGAGCGGAACATGGTTGGGTCGATAAGCAGAGCGTGAGTGCTTAACAAGTGGCGGTTCAAAATGACGCGATATTCACCATAGGGGCTAACGTACAAATCAATAGCGTTAACCAAGGTTTTATTGCCATCATTGATTTCACGGCTACGCCCAGAGGCTGCAGTGAAGCCAGCAACGATTTGTGCGTCAGCTGGTTTAATCATGAAGGTAGTTGGGTCTGAACCATTGCCGTAACAATCTTCGCCTAGCTCCAGAAGTTTTGCTTCTGTTAGTGGGTCGGTAGCGTTTGAACCAGCATCTACAGTTGTAGAAATCTGCGGGATAACACTATCCATCTCACGGGCGGTTGAAGCGTTACCAGTTACCTTGGCGTTGTCTTGGCCCACATAAGCAAATTCTAAATCACGCTTTATGGATTTTAGGGCTTTCGACAGCTGATGAGCCGTTTCTTTTGCCCTGCCGTGTAGCCGAATTGAGTCAGCTGTGGCGGTCACCTCAAACACATCAGAAAGTATCTGCGTATTATTAGTGCGTAAGGTTGTTGCTGAACGAGCTACGTTCACAAATTCAGCTCCCTCGACAGCCTTATTATCGGCTGCGTTTGGAAGCGCATCTTCCATCCATTCAAATACGCGAGCATTCACTTTTTCGGATTTGATAAGGGAAGTAAAAGGGGTGTCCGTAGGGGTAATCGAAGTGATAATCGAACTGACATCCTCCGCTTTACCTACTTGGTCGTAGGTGGAAAATTCGTTTGCCATGTTGTAAGTATTCCTTTTTGGCTATTGGGTTATGTTTCCCAACGCTTCAAAAGAACTTCAGCAATATCGTCGATGTCACTTCCTGCAGACTGTGCCAGCTTTGCCTCTGCATCTTGGATGCGCTTGGCTTTAAGCTGGGCGTTATTCGCCGGTGACTTATTAGATTTAAGCACCTTCTTGGCGACACGCTTTTTCTTTGTGGTGGTGACTTGCTTGGCTTGGTCGTAAAGACGAGCCTTGTTCAGCACCTTGATAACCACAGGGTCTACGTAGTTGTTGACTTGTTCTTCGGGCAATCCAAGCCCGATAGCATATGACCTGATATCGTCATAAAGCTGATTGTTCCAATCCGGCACATCTTGCTCCAGCACCTTTACAGCCTCTTTGGCTGCATCTTGCATTGCTGCTTGTTGCTGTTGCTTTAGTCCGTCATAGAAGCTGGCTTGCTTCTTCTTTGATAAATTTCAAATCATTGTGTGCGTCCTGAGCTTCTTTGCGCAGTTGCGTGAAGTCAGCGTCATCCAAGTTCTTTGAAGCTAAAATCATGTCAACTTCTGAATATGGTTGGTAGCGTTCTTCAGCCTTCTGCACCATGCGCTGCAGGATAGCATCGGTTTTGCCGATATTGTCTTCAGCCTCTTTGCGTTGAGCTGCTACTTCTTGAGACTTTCTGGTAAGGCTTGCTTCTTGTCCGTAAAGACGCTTCAAATCTTTGATGGATGCCTGTTTGGTTTCGCCTTCGACTGAGATTTCAATGAGAGTGTCATCGTCAACTTCGACAGTTTCCTCTTCATCATCTTCTTCTTGGTCTTCGGCTTCTTCCTCTTCTTCGTCAGGGTCTATCTCTTCATCTTCGTCATCTAGTTCGACTTCTTCAATCGCCTCATCTTCCTGCTCTTGGACATCTTTAGTCTCGTCATTGTCCTGAGCAGTAGCCTCTTCCGTAGCTTGTTCTGATGGCTGGTCACCAGCGTCTTCCCATCGCTTCAAAAGGGCGTCAGCCGCTTCGTTAACATCTAACGCTTGCGGCCTCTGTTCTTGAGATGTTTGCACGTTATCCATGGTGCTATTCTCCACTGTTATCGTTGGCCTCAGCTTCACGCTTGGTCAGTATTTCGTCACGAATTGCCACACGCTGCTTTAAGCGTATGGACAACTCCGACAAGACCTCTGTAGTGAAAATAAGACTGTTCTCTTTGGTCGGCTTCTTCAGGTTTCGAGTTAACAAATCCCTGAAATGCCTCTTCTACTAGACTGTTCACAATGCTATTGAACGTATTGTTTTTCAATAACTCTTCAGCCTGATTGCCTTGGTCATACAAGGCATCTTCGTCTTGCATAGAATTCTCTCCTTAAAGTGTTAGCTTAACCAGTTGGGCTGACGATGCCTCGTCTGTCCTCTGTGGTTTTCAGCAATTCTAGTTCGCCTTCATCGACAAATTTCTTATGCTCGAACTCAGCTTCTCTGAGGTCTTGCTGGTCTGACTGCATGGCGAATTGTGATTGCGCTTTGGCTGCATCAAGCTCCATCTTGCTGGCTGCTTGTTGCGCCTGAGTTGCCACCTTCTGTTCAGCAACAACTGTCTGACGCTCCTGCAGTTCCATTTGCTTCTGCGCCATCTGCGCTTGCATCTGAGCTGCTTGGTCAGGTTGTGGTGGTGGCAGCTGTTCTGGGCTTGTCAGGTACTCATTCACGTTGAGTATTCCTTGCTGCTCCAAAATCTGCTTCATCATGTTGTATTTGTTTTCCATGCCGTATAGCGGCTGGAGCGATGGGTCTTGTGACATGAGGGTGTGAAGGGCCAGATACTTCTGTGCTTCACGCTCCTGTTCGCCATAGCCAAGCTTCATCTCGACCATAACGTCACGCTTCTCTTTCCAAGAGCGTGGGTCAATTTCGACAAAGCCCCCTGCTATATCCACGACCTTTTCGTACTGCTCGTTTTCAACTACTAGTCCTGTATGCTTCGTGATAAAGCGGCTTCAGGAACTGCATAGCAAAATTACGAGATATAATTTTGGCTCGTTGCTGGCTCATGGTGGCGAGTTGCTCGACCATGGCAGCACTATTTTGTTTGCTAATAGCGTCCTTGTTCATCCCAGTGCTGAGTGAGCTAACTGAGGATGTCTCTTCTTTTTCGTCATCAAGCAAATTGATGGTTTGGAAAATGAAGGGGTTTAGGGGTGCTTGCGGCATAGGCTGCACGGCATCTGGGCGGGTTACATTCACGATACCGCCAACTTTGTTCGAAATTAGCTCTCTGGCGTTGCTCAAGCCACCTTTCACAATCATGTATTTTGGATTGTTAGCTACCACCGCATGGTCAAGAATTGAGCGTGTCAGTACAGTTTTAGCGTTTTGAGTGGCAATAAGCTTGCTTGCGAAGTTCGCACCGTAAAAGCTATGGGGCGTAGGTAATGGCGTAAAAGTGATGAACGGGCGTCTATCGACCTTTTCCATCTCAAGTATCTGGTTGCCAGCTTTGACTACTTTATGAAGCGTAGCCTCACCCGTGGCGTCTGGGTCAATTTTGATATACGCCTCGTACACCATGATTTCACGTACTTGGTCGATATAGCCATGAGCGTGGTTTCTACGACCGCCGCCGATTTGCTCAAACCTAGCCAGTATCTCAGGGTCAGTCTCAAGCTCTACGTCTTCATGGTCTGTGCCAATCAGTGAGATTTTGTCTTCGTCATCTGGGTACATCTGGCGCAATTCGGTCAGGCTTTTGCGTGTCCGGTGCGCACAGAAATCAACATCAATTGATGCAGCTTGTGCTTGGATTAGAAACTCTTCTGGGGCGATTGGCTCAATGCGTACTTGTGATACGTCTATTTTGCGTTCAATCGTGCCTGAGATAAGTCCAATCTCGTTGGTTTCGCTGTCTACTAGCTCGATGTCGTCATCAGCTAGAAGCAAGTCTAGCTCGTCTTCAGTTAGGTTCTGAAACTCTTCTTCTTGCGGCTCTGACGCCTGTTCCCAGTAGATTTTACAGACACCTATACGTGCCATCAGGCCATCTAAAATAACTTGTTGGGCCGCACCGAAAAAATCATTCTGGCGATGGATTACGTAGTCCGTATACGAGGAGCAGATTTCACTTGTTTGCACATCATCCGGCCCTGTTGGCGCAAATCTAACGATGCGGTTACCAGCTGCAAATGTCTCCAGAAGCAATGCTGACATTGACTGAACGCCAGCCCAAACATCTTGGCTAATATATTTGCTGTTAGCATCGTGCGCTGGTGTAGGCTTTTCGGCGTTGTAATATTCAGTGACCTTCTTGCGTTCTTGGCTCAACTCACTGTCGTAATAACCTACGGCTGATTTGATGTTCAGCTCCAAAGCCTTCAGGATATCGCCGTCATCCATGGGCTGGTAGTCATCTATTTTTGCCATTAAATCATTTCCGTATAAAGTTCGTCAGGTGTTTCGACCGCTTCCCACGCGCCTTCGTGGACATAGTTAGCCAAAGCCAAGCTCATCACGCAGTCGTCATGACAGCCGTGTTCTGCTTGCATCGCCCCAGACTGGGTTACGATGTAAGTAAGCATTTCCCTGATTGTGGTTTTGTCGTTTAGCTCCAGCTCGTTTTCACGCATAGCTGCTCTGAGCTGGTCAATGACAAGAGGTTTAGATTTTGCAGTGGTTGTGAAACCAAGCTTTACCGTCTCTTTATCAGTCGTCTTATCGTGCTGAATTTCAGTGTACATACAAGGATAAGCCATGTCCTTACCCAGACGAGTAACCGTGAGAATGCCGTGGCTATTGTTTTCACAACAGATAAGAGCTTCGTTGTAATACGTTCCAAGATGGTAAAGAACTTCCGCAAAATAGTCTGGATGAACGTGACCACGCCACGTAGCCACTTGACGCTTTTTGCTGTCCAAGACTTGCGCGACAGACCAGTCTCCATCTTTGATGCCCATTGCAGTATCTGCACCCACAACATAAGTTTCTCCTGCTGTCATGTTTTCTGTAAATTTGTAGTTCACCACGCGAGTGGTTGACCCATTCGTCTGTCTCCAAAGCCAGCTTTTCTTCAAGGTCTCTGGTTTCTTTCAGACATTCCTGCAGCTGCTCTGGGTTAAAAACAGGGCGTCCGGTCGTCAGGAAGCTTTCTTCTGGGGTCGCTGGGTATTCTTGTTTGAATAAATCGATGCCGTTTTGCGCTATTTTGCGCCGCCGGAACATCAGCTGCTCATCGTCGAGCTTGTAGGTTTCGACCAAGTCTTCTTCGTCTGGCGTTAACTCAAACTTGTCTGGAACAGGTTCTCGATAAGTTGGGTCGGTAAACCAAGGTATAAAGACCGGCACGTAGCCATTTTTGCCCTCGACTGCCCCTTCCCATAGCTTGTGGAAGGTATTGCCAATACCGTTGGCAGTGCTTTCAATAAATATGCTTGTGCCTTTGGTATTCGGCACGGCTTGCGCCAATCCATTGAATATTTCTTCTGCAGTAGATTTGGGCCAGAACGAAAGCTCACTCAGATGCGCTGCACTTAGCGTTTCGCCCCGTGCAATTGCTTCACCACCAGCTGTCGCAACAACGTAAGAGCTGTCGAGAATGTCAAAAGACAGCTCGCGTCTGCTTGAGTATTTGGTGTGCGGCCTAAGTATTTCGGGACAGTTTTCATGATATCTCTTTGTCATATCAAAAAGCGCACGGGTGCTATCACTGTGGTGAGTGACAACCATCGCTTTTTTAGCTGGGTTCTGGGATACGGAAAAATAAAGGTAGCCACCGACCATAGTCGATAGACCCTGCTGTCGGGCTTTCAGGATAATAATCCTTACTTTGCCTTCTTCAGCTATCTGCTTGTCGATGGCTGCTTGAAGTATCTGCTGAGCTGGGTTCAACTTTAGAGGTGCGACTTTGCCTTCTTTGGTTCTGATTTTGAGAGCGGATTTTGCGTAAAATGGAAAGTCAGTGTGCAGTTTCTTGCGAACTGCTTTGAGCCTCTTGTCCATTTTCATCCTCTAACAAACCAGACAAGAAATCCTCAGCCTTGCTGAGTGCGACTTCAGATTTTGAAGCTGGCTTTTGACGGGTGAAGTCCAAAACAAGTCTGGCAGCTGCGACACGCTCTCGATTGTCACCTACCGTGCGCATTACTTCGACTGCTGTTTCCAGAGCGACTTTTGCGTACTCGTCCTCGATATCAAATTCTTTTGCCATGATTTCTACTGCCTTTTTGGCCTCAGCTTTCACTTTGGCTCTTATTGGTTCGATTGTTTCTTTGCTATATCCATCGGGAACACCGCGTGGTCGCCCTGCATTTTTACGGGGCTTTGTTGACCACTGTCGCCGTAATGCACGGCCTTCTTCGGTCTGCATCTAGCGAAGCAAAATAGTTATTTTTTGGTGCTTTTTGCGGGTGTTTTCCTTGGCCTTTTTTGCTGGGGCTTTTCGCCCGTGGCTTTGACGGCTTTGAACCCATTGATAGCTTCCTCGATTTTGGTTAGCACGATTGCTCTTGTGTCCTTGCAGTGAACGCAAAATTGAACTGGTGGGATACATCTTGCCATGTCATCCAGCACCAGAACCTTTTCGCTATCTGTCAATGCAGACGTAGATAATCGCTCAACGCTTGTGAGTATCCCCACAAGGTCGCTTAGCTGATGTTTGCATCAGTTCTCTCCTTGATGTGTGTGTTTATGCTGCGCTGCTCAGTGAGCCAGAGCCTAAAGACAGAAAGCCTTTGGTTTCTTCGTCATCACCCATACCAGGCAAGAAGTGAAGTCATAACTCCAGCTCCTAACAATCCTGCGATTGAATGGAAGGTAATGAATTTGCCAACATCGCTGTTGTTGACCAGCTGCCGCATCAAAGCCGCAACCTCTGGGTTAAACCTTTTCATATGCCTTGGGGCAATCATATACTGCGCCAATGCATCTGCTGATAGTTCAGCTGGTTTGTAGAGGTAGTCGACTTGTTCTTTTCATTCGAGACAAGCCCTTCCATTAGTGGTGCGGGGTCTCCACCAGCCATTGAAATTAATCGGGCGTGTGTGCCAGTTATTCCTGCAAAATCGAAATTAGACATATAAGCGATTTGCTTTATTGAAGGCACGGGAGCTATCGATGCAACTGCCTGAGATGCGTTTTCCCAATCACTTACATTCTTATCGACAACTGCCCAAGACTGAGGGCGTCTGTCCCTGCTTATCTCTTCCATTTGGTCAAGTATGTCTTCAGCGTTAGCTTTTTGTTGGTCACTAAAATCATCTTTAAACAATGGGTTTAAAGCTCTTTTTAATGAGGTAACAGCTTCTCTTACACCGCTTTGACTCTCGATAGAATGTCCAAGCTCATGTAGAAAAGTTTCAAGCCATGAATGCCCATCGTTGCGTCCATTTGCAAACTGCTCATCCAACTCCCTCATGCTTATTCTTCGGTCAGTTTTTGCTGTTGTCATGCTGTACTGACCACGAGAATTACTACGTGTACCAAGCAGTGTGTCGAAAGCATCAACCAAATAAGGAAAAATCGTTTCGATTTCTTCGTTGGTGATTTGCGGTTTTCCACCAGCCAAACCCACTTGAACAAGCGAAGCCACTTCCCGACCTTCAGAGTCGAGGCGCTTTAACTGCTTTTGGAAGGAATTTTTCTAACCTCATCGATGTAGCCATATTCAGGCTCAGTCATCTTTGTCAGGCGAGATATCAAGTCTGAAGCACGTGTTTGCTGCACCCGTGGCTCGGTAAAGTCTACTTGGCTCAGCAGCCTTTCGAGGTCACGGTCTTCATTTACGCCTTCGGTAGGTCGAAGAAGTGGTCTGGAAGGTTGGCTTCCAGTTCCCCGTCCATCTCCTGCTCTGGATACGCCAGAGCCAGATAGGTTTCCTGCGTTGGCGACAATCCCAGCTTGTTCAGCTGTTGCAGAATTGGGTCGTTGTCCTTCCCATGCTGCTCTGTTAATGCCCCCTGCTGCATCGAATACCTCCTGTCTAGCTTGGTCTATAGTTATATCATTTGCGTCATATCTTTTCCAGATATTCGCAATGGTTTCTTGGTTTTTCTTCTGACCCTTGTAAGCGGGTGTAAACAAGCCCCTGACAGCTTCCCAAGTGATTGACTGCATCTCTCTAGGTAGAATACCAGCTTCTGCCGCTGCAGCGCGATATGCGTCTGCGTAGAGGCCATAAGCTCCAACAGCACCAGTAATTCCAGATTTGCCGCCAGCTTTGAAGTTTTCTGCGACTTCTTGGTGATTTCCTGAGAATGGGCGTAAATGACCAGCTGCTACTGCATGAGTATCGATGGTGACATCGCCTTGGTCGGACATAGGGCTGAGAATGTTGTTATAGAAACTACGAACCTTATGCATCATGCCTAATTGGACATCCACGTTTTCACGTGCGCCATTTTCGATGATTTCGACAGCTTTTTGTATGTCACCAAAGCCATTCCAAGCCGTGCCTGACTTTTCGCCTTTGACTGTGCGCTGAAAATCAATCAGCTCGCCTTCAGGTGTAATGACACGATGCCCACGTTCTGGGTTGTTTATCTCATCATAGAACCGGATGAACACTGCCTTTTCGTAGGCGTTCAAATCCTGAAACTGTGCGCCATTGATGATTTTCAATGTAGAATTGAGAACCTTTCTTGGCGCAGGGTTTTGCTTCTTAATCATACGCCGGAAAGCAGTAGCCATTTCTTTCGGTAAACGTGTCTGTCGGCGCAATATTGGTATAAGCATCGATGGTTCTGATGCCCAAAGTCATAGTTCATATACCAGTCTTTTTGAGGTGATAATGACGCCATGACACCAGCCACTTGATGAAGGGCCAGTCCATATTTGTCAGCTGCCTGTTGGCTTAGACGGTTTGCACCAACATACCACTGCTTCGCTCTTGCACGGTATTCTGGGCTAACGCTGTTATAGAGGTGCAGTAAGTTGTCTTTGATGTGGTCAATAAAGACTTGTTCATCTGCTCTGTTATCACCTTTGTTACGACCACCTTGGATGCCCAAATAGTTCATGACTTTAGGCATGAGCTTTCTCGCCGAGTGACGAGTTCAGAATAGCATCTGTGCCAATTTGTAAGCTTTGCTCAAGTGGGTTTTCAGTCGCCCCAACTGCTGTTGGACGGCGTGGTGAAATCCGCATTGGGTCATTGTTGAACAGGCTTTCCATAGGCTGGTCAGCGTTGGTTTCCGTGTTTCCTGCTTTGCTGCGCACGAACTCTATCCAGATATGGATTGAGATATCGAGTGACGTTGCCTTTGCTCTCAGCTAACGCCGCTGCGCCATGAACGATACGCTCAGCTGCCTGAACTGGATTGCGGCCCAAATCACGCTTCAAATCTAGAAGTGCGTCTTCAACCAAATCCTTATCTTGTTGGCTAAGTGTTTCATCAGCTGCCGCCTGTTGGCGAAGAGTATCGACACGCTGCTGATTATCCTTGAATACCCTGCTGTCTACGCGCCATATCCAGTGGTGAAACCTGGTGGAACGCCGCCTGGTATTTGCTGAGAATTATTGTTTGTATTCTGTAGGTTAGGCGTTGCGCCGCCCTGTTTTCTTATCTCTTCGAGTATTCTGGCACTTACGTTCGAGATATTATCGACACGCTGATTGAAGCCCTGAACACTGCGAATAAGCTGCTCAAGCTGCGCCTTTATATCCTGATGCTCAGGCATTTGAGCCATACGCTCTGCAACGGCAACTTGTTGTTGTCTGTCTAATCCCGTGTCGTCAAAAATCATCCCAGCTGGAGATGTTTTGTTGGTAATCGGGACGATTGGCGTCAAAGTCTTGCCGGTTCAGGGTTTCCTGCAGAACGCTGCGTTCTTGACGAGCTTGGTTCTGTTCGTCCATAGCCGTGCGAACTGATGGTGACGCTGCTTCACGAACACCAGTATTATCTCTGTTCTGCCTGATGAAAGTTGGCAACATTGCTGCGTTTGCCTGTGACTGCATCGATGGCTCTACCACCAATAGCTGCCGCACCTAGTGCGATTGGGCCAGCTGGCCCTGCGCCAGCAAACGCACCGCCATATAGGGCAGTTTTACCAGCACCCTCTATAAGCCTCTTGGTTGCGTAACCTTCGCCAAAAGAAAGCGGGTTAATCTTGTCAGTAAAGCGAGAAACGCCGCCTTTTAGACCTTGGTTGTGCAAGGTTGTCAGCTCGTTGCTTTCACGCATCAAAGACAGCATTCTTTGGCCTTCGGCAGAGCCGCCAACCAGCTGTTCTACAGCATTGAACTCTTCTTTGGTAACGATGCCCTTTGTCTTGTTTCTAGCGTTGCGCAGTGCGCTTTTCGCTAGGTTTTTGACTTGTTTTAATACATCGCTATCGTTTTTGGTGTCGTGGGTAAGCTCTTTTTTAAGGGCTTTCTGTTCAGTCGAGATTTCATCGGAAATGTTGACATGAGCTTGGTCTACAAGCGCACGTGCGCCTTTGACATCCATCGCCTGTGATACATTGCCAGTGTTAAATTTATTGTTTTTGGCTGTACCTTCCAGCCGTCTTGCGAGATTGCCAGCTGCCTCTGTATCTTCAGGGGCTGTCATACCGCCAGCTGTAATAACTTCTGTGCCTGTTCGAAGACCAGTACCAGCTCCTAAACCACCAACTGCGCCAGCCAATGCTTGGTCGCCAGCTTGCGCTGCATCAAAGCCAGTTTCAGTGCCAACTGTTTCACCAGCGTATTGAAGCGGGTTTTGGATGGCTTCAGTTCCAGACTCCTTGACGCCAGCTCCAACGATACGTTGAGCCACGTTTCCAGCATTTTGTCCAAAAACACCTTTTGCACCAAAGCGTTCTGCACCCGCAATTCCTGCTGCGGTAACTGCTGCATATGCCAAATCTTCTGGTGTTACTTGAGTGCGACCATCGTTTGCAGCTCGTTTTTCTGCAATCGGGGACACATAACTTGCAAAGTAAGCTGGTGCGCTTATCAAAGCCGCTGCCATGTCCGGTAGACTGGTAACCGCCGCCTCACCCATAAATGCCAATACATTAGCGGTCGATGGGTTCGATTTGACTTCATTCCACGGTGTCAGTGGCTGATAGTTCAGGGCTTTTCTGTTTTTTGCGAGGTAATCGGCTGCATCTTCAAATTCAGTGCCGGTAAAGCCTAATGGGTTTGTTGCTTCTGCCGGTACGTCTTTTGCGTCCCGCATTTCAGTGTTTTTTAGGTCACTAAACTGAAACCCATCATCACCGGTTGGGACGTAGATACGTGGGTTTTCATAGCCAGTAACCGCTTTGGTAACGGTAGGCATGAAATCAGCTAAACCCTCACCAATAGCGTAAACCCTGTCCATCATTCCTGTGCCAAGGTTTTCGGCTACATTTCTCTGTGGAGCTGGAGCAGCTGCTTGCTGCTGTTGGCTCTGTATCATCTGAGCGATACGGGACGCAGCTTGAGTATCTCCTGCAGCATCTGCATTACGCAGTGCTTGCATTAGCTGGTTCATGTCCATGCCATGCTCCTATGATTGGGGATTTAGATATTTCCGCACTAAAGCTTCATCGTCAGCGTTTGGCTGCTGTGCGCCGCTGCCGCCAGAAAAATCTAGCTGGTCAGCAGATGGGTAAGGATGGTTGCCCTCACCGTGAATAATATTGTTATAGACATGAATAAGGTTAACGAGGTTGAGCCGAAGCTCTTCCGGGTCATTGGTCTGGTCTAGATTACCAAACGCAGCGTTCAGCTGCTGTAGTTCGAAGTTGGATACCTGACCAAGTGCGCCGCCTGTTGGTGATGCTTCACGCATAGCCTGAAGCTTGTCAAAACCAGCGTTACCTTTGATTGTGGTCAAAAGGTTGCCAAGCGTTTTTGCCTTGCTGTTAGGCATACCGCTCATTAACCCAGCCCACCCAGTTGCGCCGGAAAAGTAATTATTTAAAGCACCGTCATCGGTAATATCGTTCTGGATAATTTCCAAAGCTCTAGCACCAGCATCATTAACGATGTCTGAAGATGCTTGTTTGGTTGCATTACCGCTTGAGCCTTTGCCTTTGCCAGCGTTCATTGCTTTCTGGGCTTGGGCTTCTCGTAGCTTCGCTAGAACAGCTGAATTGTAATCTTGGGTCTCATAGCCACGATTTGCATCTTGGATTGCACCAAACTCGTCTGTTGCTGCTTGTAAGGCATTCAAACCGCCTTGGGCTGAACCACCTATCATTTTACCACCAATACGCATGAGTGCTTCATTTGTGCCGATTTGACGGCTGGGTGGCGGCGGTACATTCATTGGAGCTGCTGAGCGTCTATTTTGGCTGCTATTTGGGATTGCCATATAGGGAGCTGAGCCGCTTAGTGCGCCTTGGCCTTGCTTTGGTGAATTAGGCTCACTCAAGACGCCATTTACGCTGCTCGTTGTGCCTCCAAAAACGTTTTCGGGTATGTACCCGTAATTTTTCATGTAGTATTCGATAAGGTCAGAGCCGAAATTTTCAGTGCCGCCGTATTGTTGCTTCATCATCCAAACCCCCTATAAACACCCGGCTCATATTGGTTATAAGGGCCGGTGTAAGCTGTTTGAGCCGGTGGTTGGACAGCGGGTTGTGCGCCACTACCAGTGAAAAAATTACCTAACTGTGGCCCATATTCGCCGCCAAAGCCGAAACCAGCTTTCATACCACCAAGAGTGGCTGAGAGTGGGTCAACTGTGTTTGCTTTGACTTGCCCGACTGACTGAGGTGCGTTGTTCAGAATACCGGCGTTGTACCGCATATACTGGTCAAGAGCGAAATCACGATTACCGTCAAAATTGGCTCTGGCGTCATTCATAAATCCTTGGTCGTTGGCCCGTCTGAGTTCGCCAGCTTGCAGCATTTGCGCCGCGCCAGCGTTAGTTTGGCCCATGCCGTAAAGGTTGGCGAGATTGGCGTTAGCACCGGTCATATTGTCTAGCTGGTTCTGTTGGGCTGTCATTGAGCGATTAATCAAGCTGTCTTGAATATTTGCTGATGTATCTGCTTTTCTGTCTAGGAAACCACGCTCAAGAATTGCTTCTCGAACACCCCGTCTGCTGGAGTTGGTGTTTCCAGTTGCTGATGAGCTTAGGCCAGTGTTTGGCAGCTGGTTTTCCATCAGGTTGCGATAATCATCTCGCATCGCATTTTTTAGCAATGGGTCTGAATTATTTGAAGCATAGTTGATTGCGTTACCCAGCATATCGCCAGACGCTTGGTTATATAGGTTTGCGTAATTGTTAGCGAAGCCACGGCCTGTGTTCATAAAATTAGTGGCGTCATTTGCACCGGCCTGACCAGTGCCTTCCATGCTATTAAGAGCGTCCAGTCTGTGTATTGTTCAGCCCTGCGAAGGTTGGCCATTGTAATACCCTGCACCCAGAGATGCATTCAGAGCATCAGTGCCGCCACTATACATATCTCCAATGTATGGTTTGGCTAGGTTGAAGCCAGCCATTGGGCATCGATAGCCGCTTTGGTTAGCACGTTGCTGGTTTTTGGCTGACTTATTCGCCATGACGCCGCCAATAACGGCCCCTGCAATTTGTCCCCACAATAGGTTCAATTCCTCTTTAATTTTTTATACATCGACCCAAGTCGTTCCATTGAACAAGACAAGACCCTCTGAGCTGTCGCCCAAGGCATCCCACGGGGAAATGTTGTATTTTAGCATCCCTTTAATTGGGTTTGCTGGCGGTTGGTCTAGAACCTCTACTCCTGCAACTGCAAGTGAGCGGATTGCTGCTTCTAAACGTTGTAATTCATCTTGAAGATATCGCTGGAAACCATCTTCCAAAACTGGAGGCGTTCCCCTGCTATAGCCGTTGATGACCACATTATTCTTATCGTTTACTGCCATTACACCGCCCTGTCGTAGTAACATCCAAGTCGAAGCCCGACAGTTCAAAGTCGGCATAATCGTCAATGCCTTTGCTGAACTTGTAACTGAGGTATCGACCAGCTGCCCTGCTATCGACCTTATAATCTGAGGTAATATCGAAGGTGGTTGTGGTGCTGTAGGTTGGCGTGTTGTTTGGTAGGTCAGATGCGCCAAATTCTATTGTTAGCGATGTGTTGGAACTGTTTGTGGTTGCTACCTGTGGCAGCATACGAGTGACGACTTTGTAGCCATCTAATGGTTCACGGATTTCATCTAAATCTATGCCTATGCGTTCAACAAATGGTGGCTTTGTAGCTTGTGCGTCCACGTTAAACGCCATGCTGCCTTGGTCAGACAAATCCAAGCCATAAAGCTTTGAACTGCTGATACCGTTACCACTATCCGTGTTTCCAACCATAATTGTATGACGGTTTTTGCTGTCTTCTTGGTCGTAATAAGAACCACCAATATTGTCGTATGTTCCGGTGGATGCAGCATAGGTGCTTACCGTGTCCACATTGGCTGTTGTTCCGGCTGATACGTTGGGAAGGTCATAAAAGCTCCAGCTGCTGTTTCTTATATTGAAAACAGCTGCTCTGTTGCATCTTGCAGTGTCTGGAAAACCTACGAGGCTATCCCCGGATTTATAACAAAACATGATTTCATCCAGCACCTTGTTATGCTGCACAAAGCATCTGTCTGCATTTGCGAAGTTAAGGCCGGTGAAAATGAAATTTCGTGTTTTCTCATCGCAGATGCTCATTTTGGTTGTGCCATCTGTCACGTAAATATCGTGCGTTCCAAAGACAAAATGCTTCCCGTTAGCCTCTGCGATACAATTTTGGCTAATAACGCCCTCATCACCAAACAATTTTCTAAATCCAAATATAAAAGTACCGCCAACAAATTCGACCAGCATTGCTTCTGTTGAACTGTAGATAATGAAATTTGTACCCAGCTCTGCACCATCTACAATTGAGGTTTGCATTTGGACTAGGTCATTAAAGCCCGCTGACTTCTGGGTATCATTTTCATCCCAACTATCTGGGATTGAGTTACCTGAAACCAATTTGAGAACCGGACACGGTTTGGAAAATTAGTTGAACCTTGGGTGACATTCAGGGCCAACATAAAATCACCGAAAGGGCGTAACGCTTTTGTGCGCCAAGTGCTATCCCAGTTGGTAGGTCAGCAAAGTTTGTCGCCGATCCGACTCTAAACAGCAGGAACACGGTCTGGCCTGTTGATGTAAGCAACGTCTGCAAGTGAAGACATGGTGAAAGCACGGGGGTCGGTAGCCCCTGAGATTGAACCACTTCTGTCCGT